ACGATTATGACCGACGAGAATATTGCGCAAGTTTCTTGCGAGGACTATCTTCCTTGCGAGGACTATATTCCTTATGATGAAACCTAAAATCTAAACAGGGAACGCGTCAACTTTGGCGGTCTAAAAAAGCCTTTATAATCAATATCTTATGGGCGGCTGCAGCCGAGCCTAAGTCATTGATTATAAAGGCTTTGCGCAACCTCAACAAAAACACACCCATTTCTCTGCTGCATTGCACAAAATCGTACCTCGTAACTCATTGATATACCTGGCATTGTTAAATTAATTTATAAAAAGCCTCATATATGCTTGACTTTTTCGGTCACTATGCTATAATACATATATTGAATAAGGAAATAGAGAGAGATAACTGGAACGATTAGATTAACTGAATATCCAAACTGAAAAGCTAAGGCTTACTGGAATCACAATAGATTAATTGGATAACTGGAATCGCTAGATTAACTGAATATCTCTCTCGCTCTAACAGGATTATATTATGACTAGAATTTTCAAATTTGTCGCTACTAACTCAATCGAAAATCGCAATGCGGTTATTACTGTTGAATCCCGTGACAAAACAACTGCTCACAAATTGGCTCTTTGGGCTGCTGTGAATCTTGAAGGTTTTGCAAACAAGGGTTTGAAGGTTACTCACTTTCCTTCTGAACTCGAAGACGTTATTGGTTGAAACAATTTTTTAATTAGGAATATATTATGGTTTTATTTATTTTGATGCTGTTCTCTTGGTTGATTTCTTTTTCGGGTTCTGCTATTGCAGCAATCTGGATGATGGATCACTGGGCTTCTCCAGTAATGATTGTGTTTTTCGCTCTTTTTAATATTCTCTGGGTTCTGTCCTTTATGTGGCTTGTAACCTTTGCGACAGATACTGATGAAGACTAAATAACCCTTACAAAACAGGCACTTATAGCCGCCTGCAGCCGAGCCTAAGTCATTGATTTATAAGTGAATTTAGATTGAAAAAACTTGCATTTAGGGGTTGACAAATGAATAAACTACTGTTATAATTAGCTTATGAAATCGGAAATCAATAAGGAGGACACTATGTTCTACTCTGTAGAGGCTTTTCTCGCCTCAGCCAATTTTGGTCACCTCATGGTTGAATCGTCTAAGACGAACGACCCCTACAACCACGTCGGTACTCTTGCCCTTGAAGGCAAGACGAAAACTATCTCGGATATGTTTGCCGATAAATTCCCTTTATCTTTGGAGGTTTAAAAATGGATCCTATTTGCCCGCTCTGCGGTTACCCTGAGCATCATTGTATGTGTCATGTCGATATAGATGCGTTCGTTCCTGAGCCAGATGCGTTCCTCGAGGATCATATAGAGGCAGCATATGACTGCGAGGATTTCTAACGAAATCAACAACTTAGCCTCGCTGCCGCTGAGCCTACGTTAGGAAAGGATAATGCGTTTTCATAGTGGTTTAAAGGAAAATTTTAGGCAAGGTTAACATGGGGTTGATTGACTAATATAATCAATAACTTAGCGGCGGCTGCCGCCACACGTAACTCATTGATATACTTGGAAATTTAAATTGTAACAAATTGTAACATCAATGACTTATGACTTGAAATCTGTTGCAAATTGTGAGATAATTATAAAATGAAAAAACGATATAACAAAGCGAAATCAATGGTTGCGCTCCCATTGTATCGGTCTAAAACTGAGCGATCCAAAAAAGCGTACACTCGTAAACAGAAGCACCGAGAGAGGTATTAATATGTTTCTGAATCTCTATTACAAATACGATGTGATCTGTGAATTATGGAATTACTGTGATCCGTGGTTTATTTATAAGCCGATGTTTATAGTTTCAGAGATGCGTTATAATCATCCTCAGAACTTTGATTTAGGTCATTCAATTCACAAGACACGCAGAGGTGCGGTACTTGCTCTTGAAACTTTGCATCGTTGGAAAGGTATCCCACGACGTAAATTATACATACAGGAATGTTAAACTATGAAAACGCATTATCCTTTCTTAATGAGGTTCGTTAGGAAAGGATAATGCGTTTTCATAGTGGTTTAAGGGAAAATTTTAGGCAAGGTTAACATGGGGTTGATTGACTAATAGAATCAATAACTTAGCGGCGGCTGCCGCCGAGCCTAAGTCATTGAAAAACCAGGAGATTTAAATTGTAACAAATTGTAACATCAATGACTTACGACTTGCAATTTTCTGAGAAAGGCGTATAATTAACAACATGATTAGAGAAATACACATTTTTGACATTGACGGAACTCTCGTCGATTCGTCGCACCGATACCGTTCAAAATGGAACGGCAATAAATTAACTATTGATCTTAACCACTGGTTAGAAAATGCTCACTTACATTACAAAGATACGCCGCTTCCACTTGCTGATAGTTTCGCTGAATTGTTACAGCGTAAAGATGTATACACAATCTGGTGTACTGCTCGGACTACTAATCAATTCGTTGCTGCCTTCGATAATTTAATTTCAATGTTAGGTCGTCCACATAAATTTTTCTGCCGTCCTAACAACTGCATGGAATCCGGTGCGATTCTAAAAGCTAGACAATTAAAATCTTTTCTTAACCTTAAACAATTTCAAGGTGCTAAAAAATTCTTTTATGAAGATAATAAATCTTATCTTGACAATGTTTGTGCCGTTATCGATGCGGTTCCTGTTTACGTCGAATCTAATCAAGGACATTAAAAAGTGAATCTTATTAAAACTGTTTTACCATTATTTCTTGCAACTGGTCTATATCTTTGGCAAGCCGGTATTTTCTTAATGCAAGGTAATAAAGCGATGGCTCTCGTTTTCATTGGGTACGCTGTTGCTAATCTTGGTTTAATTGTTGCTGCGGCTTAACTATGAAAATATTTTTATTTGATACTGAAACGGTTGGGCTAAACCCGCTTAACTTTGTTTATGATATTGGCTGGTTTATAACTGACCAACTCGGCAACGTCACAAAACGCCGTAACTTCTTGATAACTGAGGTTATAACTGACGGTAAGAAAATGATGGGCGCGTATTTTGCAAAAAAGATATTTTCTTTTTACATTCCTGCGCTAGACGAGAATAAAATTCGTCTAACTTCTCTTGCTGACGTACAGGCTATGATGTATGAAGATTTGCGAGAATGTGAAATTGTTTCCGCTTATAATCTAGGCTTTGACTTGTCAGCTATGGAAAATACTTTAGATATTTGTGGTGCTGGTGAGTGTATCAACTTCGATGCGTTCAAAAAATTATGTCTCTGGCAATTCGCTGCCTCTACTATCTTGAATACTCCGACTTATCACAAAGTAGCCCGCGCTAATGGTTGGCGGACTAAATCGGGCAACTATCGCACAACCGCAGAACATACTTATAGATTCTTAACAGGTCAGAATGATTTTATAGAATCACATACCGCGCTTGATGATTGCGTTATTGAAAACGAAATCTTAAAAGCCGCGTATGCGAAACATAAAAAAATTCCTTACGATGTGTTGGCTCCCGCGTGGAGAATCGCGCAACCACCGGAACAATTAGAGGCTATGAAAACGGTTCGACGTATGAAGCAACTTGATATGCTCGATCCGCGCAACTACTTAAACGATAGAGGTTAAAAGATGATAAACAGAATTATTTTATGGTCGGTTGTTATTTTGGCTACAATTTATTTTAGGGTTAAATTCTCTTTCTTTCCACCGGAAGAAGAGGAAAAAGACGAATAAAACCAGGCACTTAGGGGCGCCGGGCGGCGCTCGTAACTCATTGAAATACCAGGAGAAAAATTAAATTGTAACAAATTGTAACATCAATGACTTACGATTTGACGCAGACCCCGAATTATGGGATAATATACATATACTGAGGAATAAGGAATAGATTATGAAAAACTTAACCCCTGAATCCAAACCGAACTATAAGGTTCGTGCGATGGTCATAGGTGCGGTTCGCTCTTATGGTATTTTCGGCTTGACCGAAAAAAATGCGCGTCGTCGCGCTAACTACCGTCTGCGCGGTATTGACAAGAATGCTGTTGTCATGTCCGTCGAACGGACTCGCGCAACGTGAGCATGGCAACGTATCGTTGCCGCAAATGCGGCGCAGAAGGAACGAGCAAAAACATTTCTACCCGTTCCTTCTTTCCGCGCAATCAACTTGCGTCTATGTTGTCGCATCAATTAAAAATTGATACAGCACCCGAAGAATTAAATTGTCGCACTTGGACTGATGACAATAAGTTTCAACGTGGAGGCTATATGCTTATTACATTTTCAGATAATGATAATTATAATGAGATGTCTTTGCGAGAACGTCGTGAGTTTATCGGCAACGAGTTTGTTAAATTCATCGAAACGTGTATGAACGAAGAATATGCCGAAACGTGTAAAAATGTTTTTGGTGCATCTAAACTCGATTCAATTCGTGAATGGGCTTGCGAACACGATTACGAAATCGTTGCAGGTGAAGAACTCGACACCTGATCCAAATTGGAGCACGTTCGAAAGAATCGCTGATAAAACCATGGTAAATCAATGACTTAGGCGCGCCGGCCGCCGCTCGTAACTCCTTGATATACCTGGAGTTTTTTTAAATTGTAACAAATTGTAACATCAATGACTTACGATTTGACATTCTCTGACATTACTGTATAATTGACACCATGAATAGAAAACACGCTATAAAAATCCATGCTGAACTGAACGCTCGTTATTTTAACGGCGTGTTATCTATGCCTAAATTTATCAAATTCTCAGGTCATCTTCCCGGTACTGGTTTAGACCATAATCGTTTTGGTGTTTGGGGCGCGTATGAAAACAATACGATTTGGTATCATCGTGCAGCGTCAATGCAGCGTTTGCGTTTTACTATCGCACATGAAATGATACATCAATACCAAGATTTAGTTGGTTGGTTTAGAAAAGATAACGGTGCGAACGGTGACGCACTTATATATCACGATCAGTTTTTTTGGTTCACTGGTTTACTAATGTCTAAGGACGGTTTAAAAATATGAGAGAAATACTTTACCACGAATTGTGGAACAAAGGACGCGACGGATTCGTTGTGTATGGGTTTTTTACATACCCCGAATATTCGGTGCTTGCAGGTCAAACTGGCAAGCGATATCTTGAACGGGTAGAAGCTGATACGCCTGAAGAAGCGATGCGTATTGCCGTTGAAAAATACGGCGAGATGAATTGGGGTTCTAATTGGACTTCTGCAAGCGTTTCGCTTGATCATCTTCCTGATCAAGATGAAGAATGGTCATAATGGAATATTTATTATTAAACGGTGCGATAGCATTAACTTTTTTTATAAGCTGTATAATTATTTTGGCTAAGATAACTAAATATACCGTGACTAATATATTAACTGCTTTTTTATTCGGCATTACGTTTGTGATGGTTGCGGGTATTTTTTTCGCAGCATTTTCTTTTTTCTTCGGAGCGCTTCTAAACTATGCAGGAATAGACCTGATTTCCCTTTTGAAATCAAGCACTTAGCGCGGGCTGCCGCCGCCGCTAACTCCTTGATATACCTGGGTTTTTTTATTTATTGTAACAAATTGTAACATCAATGACTTACGACTTGACCGATTGCGAAAATGCGTGTATAATTCACTTATTGAATTGGGAAATAACGAATCGAAAGGAGATTCTAAAAATGACTATTTCAACTCAAGCCGATACCGTGAAGGCTAAAAATTACACGGCAGAAATGGAAGCTCGAATGGTCGAAGTTTACGATCCTACGGCTTCACAGGCTAATCGCGATGCGCAGGTAAAACAACTTGCTGTCGAACTGTCTCGCACTCCGCGATCTATCATCGCTAAACTTTCAAACCTGAAGGTTTATGTAGCGAAGGAATACAAGACCAAAAAGGGTGAAAAGCCCGTAAACAAGGCTACTCTTGTCGGTGTTGTCGCTGCTCTCTGCGGAGAATCTGAAGACGTTTTTGATTCACTGTCGAAGGCTAACAAGAACGTGATTGCTATAATCGCTCAGACGATTATGACCGCTCAGGACGTTCCGCCATCAATATGCGAGGACGAAGCGGAAAACGCTGAATCCTAAAATCTAAACAGGGAACGCGTCAATGGTGGCGCGTTCTTTTTTCCTGTCGGTGTTATTCGGAAGAACGCGGATATTACGTTTAAAATCAAGCACTTAGGCGGGCCGCCCGGCGGCGCTAAGTCATTGAAAAACCAGGAGAAAAATTAAATTGTAACAAATTGTAACATCAATGACTTACGATTTGACGCAGACCCCGAATTATGGGATAATAGCTTTCTGGTTTGGGAAATGCTGATTAAAATGCTTATAACTTCTGATTATTTACTTATAACTTATCGGTCTGAAGAAAAGCTGAAAATCGCTTGCAATTTCCCACTTTAGGGTGTATAATTACACTTGTCAACTGGAAATAACGATTCAAAGGAGAATCTAAAAATGACTGAAACCACTAACACGCCCGAGAAGGCTAAAAACTATACGCCCGAGATGGTTGCGACCATGCTCGATACTTACAGCCCCGAAGCGTCACAGGACGAACGCGATGCGCAGGTTAATCAACTTGTTGTTGATCTGGGTCGCTCAAAGCGTTCTATTGTTGCGAAACTGTCCTCGCTCAAGGTTTACGTTCCGAAGGAATACAAAACCAAGCAGGGCGCGAAGCCGGTTTCAAAAGCCGCGCTCGTTTCGGTCGTTGCTTCTGTCTGCGGAGCAGACGAGGACGTTTTTGATTCGCTTGAGAAAGCAAACAAGAACGTGATCGAGCGAATTATCGCACGTTTTGCATCTTACGAGGACGAAATTGCGTTTCTCGAAGGTGGAACGGAAACCGTAGAAGGTTCCTAAAACCTCCCCCCAAAACCCGCGTCAATGGTGGCGCGGATTTTTTTCTTTTGAGATAAAAAAATGTTTGATTTTGATCTTTCTTTAAGTTTTTTTCTTTTTGAAAAGTTATCGTCGCGCCGTTCTATCGGCTTGCTTGCGTATTCTAAAACAATGCGGTACGCTTCACTGATTTTAGGTTATAGAGGCGAGATTTCTATAGCCGACATACATAAATCAGATATTGAAAAACTTAGACGCGTCCTTTTACAATTTGAAAAACGCGAAGGCGTTAGACGTATTGAATTTTTCAAAGGTATTAACTATGGTTGATTTATTTATTTTCCTAAGCTATGCGCTTGGGATATTTACATTCTTTCTGGTCTGTGGTATCGCTGCCGATGTCTGGGAAGCCTTTCAACGTCGTAATAAGCGGAGGTATTGATAATGCCTAAATATGTATTTGAATTAATCATCAAGACCGATGAAGGCGTTTTTCTGTCTTACGATGATACGGAAAAGCTAAAAGACTATATCAAACGTTCTATTTGGGAATATAAGAATTGTAACGTATCCCCTGCGGTTTACTGTTTCGGTTTATCGCTCCAGACATTCTCCTCCACATCCCACTCATCGCCTCCGAGAAAGCGAGACGGTACATATTAATGAAAGGTAATAAAGACTTAGATCCTAATTATATTTGTATACGCGTGAGTAATGTTGAGGCAATGTGGTTGCAAAATACTATTCGACTACTTCAGGATGAGAAAATTAATCTTTCACCGCGTACACAACTAAGATTAAAACGGTTGGAAGAATTGAGAGAGATATTATTCGATTCTCTTTATAATCAATGACTTAGCACCGCCGGACGGCAGCATAAATGCCTGATAAAGCTAGATAATTCATACACTTTTTTTGAAAAACTAATGTTTTCTTATATCGGGATTTTTTGAAAAATACACTAGAATCAATGATTTACGATTGCCGCACGGCTATCTGCCGCACGGCTATCTGCCGGCCGGCGCAGCCCTCCCGCCCTCCCATCATTGTAGCACAAATCGCCCTCGCTGTCAATACGTAATTTCCCCTATTAACTGGTGCGATGCAGCATGATATAATTATCCCAGCGTAGAAAAACGCGCGCAGCGCCAGCCAACATAGTATCAAACGGGAAGATTTTCTACGTGTGGACCTGGACAGTGTCAAGGCGGAAATTTTTCACTTGCGCAGCGCCAGCCACCATAGTATCAAACGGGAAGATTTTCTACGTGTGGAGCGCCAGCCACCATAGTATCAAACAGGAAATTTTCTACGTGTGGACCTGGACAGTGTCAAGGCGGGAATTTTTCACTTGCGCCGCGGCCCTGGATTTGCTATAATATTTTTATCAAGTGGGAAGACACTCAGATTTCAAACGAGAAAATTCCCACTTGAAATGAAAGGCTTTTTGCCTTATAATATATACATAATTTGAGAAATGGCTCAGATTTAACTTTTTTAGCAGGAGAATGGATATGACCGAAAAACGTTATACCGATGAGTTTGTAACGGAACTCCGTACCCGTTACACCGAAGCCGAAGGTTATGAGGCAGAGCAGGCGGTTATCAAAGAGATCGCCAATGAGACGGACTTCACGGTTCCCCAGCTTCGTGCGAAGCTCGTAGCCGAGAAGGTCTACAACGCGAAGCCCACGGTTCCCGCTGGTAAGCGTCGAGTTCGCAAGGCCGAACTGGTAACCCAGCTGGCAACGCTTGTTGGTGAGCCCGAAGAGACGGTCGAAACCTTTGAGAAGGCCAACGCAAAGGCCCTGGAGATCGTAGTTGGTCGCCTGCGCGCTTGGAAAGCGCGTGCCGAGGCTGCCGAGGCTGTCGAGGCTGTCGAAGCCCAGTAGACTGTTCAAGTCGGAGGAGCCCCGTTCAGGGGCTTCTTTTTGCGCGTAAAATGCTGCATTGCAGCAAAGCTGCACGCGCCAGTATACCACAGAGCCCTCCCCGCTGTCAAGTTACAAATTCCAATGGCCATAAAAAAGCCCCAATTAAGGGGCTTAATACCGCGCCTCCGCGCGGGGTTTTTAGGTCAAAAAAGGCAGTATTAGGCGAATTTAGACGAAAAAAGGCGCTAAAAGGGGTAATTTGGGGCAAAAAGGGGTAATTTGAGTAGTTTTTTACCCCTTTTACCCTGTAAATGGCGCGGAGGCGCCAAATTGTCGACTTGACAGCCTGGAGCGCCTCGAACTGAATAATTTTGATTCAAATTTAGCTTAGGTAGTCTATTTTTCAGCCCCTATTATTAGTTTCACTGTATTACTCTCATTCTAGTTCTAAGCATTTGAGACTTAATCTCACTAGTCTCTACTAAATCAGTAAGCGCACCTAGTGCTTCTTCTAATGTATTATCCTGATCTTGTACTACTTCTCTTAATGTTATAAGTGTTTGTTTGGGAGTTTTATCTAATCCAGGAAGTTCGCAATCGTAGACCTTTTCTATATCAGAAACAATCTCACTTTTCTTCTCTGGTACAGTCCCAAACTTAGTACGATACCCAGCCTTCTCATAGATTCCCATATTAGAAAGTTTCGCTATTACGGACTTTGGTGTACGGTTTAAATCTATACATAGTTGGTTAACTGTATCCATACTAGGATTAGCCTCATACTTTTCTACTATATACTTTTCGTCCCTCTTACTATACGCCATCTTTTTTCCTTATATCTGCTATAGTTGCCTGCATACGCGCGAGAATCGCGCGCAATGGTGGCAATAATTCTATCCTATAATCTATTTTCATATTTTTCTAATCCATCCTTTATTTCATCGTATGCTTTTGGTATAGCATCCCAGTTTTCTGGGTCTAAAATCATTACGTCTATTTCTCTGTTATATAAGTGTGCAAGCCAACCCTGCAACATCATACATATAATAGGTTTTGGATAATCCTTAAACTCTTGTAATACTACCGGATACCCATTAATATTATAGTTGTATACATCCTTTTTTGGCACTTTGCGGCTGAAAGCCGCCATTCGCCATTCTCGTAATTCATAAGGACTATCGTAAAACTCATAGTAAGATAAGTCTTGACGTCTAAACTCCGGCAAGTCCACTAGTGCTTTACCTAGTAGTACTCCCAGCTTTTCATCCTCTAAACTCCAGTCTTCATATTGGATGCCTCGCGCATCCTTGAAAGCATATAGAACAAATGGCGTTAACGCGCCAAACCTCCTAAAATCAGGATCTATCTGAGTACCTGCTAGGAGTGTGCTACGAGTAGCCTTAGCGAACATAACTATGATACTACGCACGTCCTCCCCAGTCACAGTAACTGTAGTACTATTGTCACCTTCTCCAACTGCGAAGCTTACCTCATCCGGTAAACTATTGGCATCTTCTATTAATCTACTAGCAAGATACTTTCCAGTTGAAGCATCCTTAGTTGGATTTAGGGTCTTACTTAGAATGTTCATCATCTTAAGACAGTCCAAATGTGTGAACTTATCCTTAGCTTTCAACTTTCCATCTTCCAGTAAGATTTCCCGGCGATTAGTTAGTTCTCCAGCCTCATAAAGCCCGCCTCCGCGGGCAAAGTGGGGCTTGATCCTCGGTGCAGATCCTGCTCCAAAGTTTATTTTCATATATTTTCCTTGATATTGTTATGAAATAACATTTCCCGTTACACAGTGTAATTTATTTCTTAGTATAATTCAAATGCAATTGCCCTTAGAGGGGGAATGTACTGAAAATATACGCGAATTGAAACCGCCACTAGACGAAATTTATACACCTTCCGCAAGCTCCCGGAAAATTCCTAGTAACGAAATTCGTAATTTTCATACATTCCTTCATGATATAAATATTATATCACACCTTTAGCATGATGTCAATAACTTTTTTTGAGTGGGTGATATGATCTTGATGTCAAATACGCTATTCGTTTTAGTTACATAAAGGTATGAAAAATTTTTTCTTGACAAGTGATGGTAATTTTGATATAATATAGTATGAAATGGAGAACTTTATGAACAATAAACAACTACTTTGGATTTTTACTACTGGCTATTTTAGCGCATGGTTTATTTTTGGTATAAAAGTAGGCGTGTTCGCTCTAATAGCGCATACGTCTGGTGCATTAGCTTTGCATTACCTAAATATGAATCAGCAAGATAAGATAGAGGAATTGCGCAATGCGTTACATAACGCAGTACGTGATGTGGAAGTAAAACAAGGCCAAGACATTTCAGCAGCTCTCGACAAAGACAATAGGTTAAATTAATGTTGACTAGAAAGCATTTTTTCAACGATCGCGTGCATAGTCTTTTCTTACCTTATCTTTGGAAGTATCGTGTCTGGCGTGATCGTTGGATTATCAATCACCGTATTATTACACCTTGTATAGATATACTTAGGATGATAATGCTTGCCGTTGCTATCGGCTGGTTACTAGCCATGGCAGGTAAAGTTTCGGCTGGTTAATACTTGGAGGACTGTAGCTGGACGATACATAGTTCTAAAGCAGTGTGGATGAAAGTAGGTTTGGACACTATACGTCCTACAATGAGAGGAATAATATGGATACAGCGATATATGTCATCGGAGGTATAATTGTTGTGGTAGCAATTTTTCTATTCTTAACGGGTAGAGACAACAATCCTATTGATGACTGGTTTAATTGGGAAAATAAGAAGGATAAATAATGAGTAGAATAACAGAAAAACGCTTATGGGTTAACCCCAGTACTAGTGCGGACGTAAATTGGTACGCTGGCCACGGCCAGTATTTATACGAAGGGGAATGACATGCGACACATTTGGAGTATAGCAGCAGTAATTGTTTTGGCGGCAGCGGCGGTAATTGCGCAGGCCGAGGTGACTGGCAATATCGGTTGGGACAGTGACTACGTTTTCCGTGGCGTACCGCAGAGTGAATCGTCGGCCAGCGGTGGCATCGACTGGGAAGGCGATTCAGGTTTCTACCTGGGTACCTGGGCCGCAGATGTTGGTGATGGTCTGGAAATCGATTACTACGGTGGCTGGGGGGCCGAAACCGATAGTGGTTTCAGTTATTCCGTCGGCTACACGCTGTATGACTATACCGGCGACTTCGATGAGGAATACCAGGAAGTTAATCTGGGTGTCGGCTTTGGTTGGCTCTCGCTGGATATTTCCATAGGTGAATGGGACGGCGACGGGGACGGCGACGGGGACGGCGACGACTACACCAACTACGAACTAACCGCTGAACGCAATGGCTTCTTCGTAACGCTTGGCAGTTGGGGTGACGACTTTGACGCCGATTACCTCAAGCTGGGTTACGCCACCGAGATCGCCGGCATAGATGTGACTAGTTACTACGTGTACAGCAACGCAGCCTTCATTTACGGCAGCGACTCGAACGTGGTCGTTCAGGTCAGCAAGAGTTTCTCTTTCGAGCAGGTTGCAGATGCTTTTAACGGCACCGAGTAACGCTTTACGAGCCAGCAAATGGAAAAAATATTATGAAGATATTCCGTTGGAATAATCCTTATGGTAAATATGCAGTAGTTGCATTTGTAGTTGCATTTGCATTACTATATGTACGTGAGTGTCAGGCCGATGTATGGTTTCAAGCAGGATATGGGACTGAAAACAGTTTTAACTTGCTGGAGCCAAAGAACTTGGCTATTGAAGGAGCTTATGTATATAAAGACGATTGGGAAGTGGCTACGGGGTATAGTAATATGTGGTATCTTAGTGGTACTCGTGTAGTTAATTACCGATCTTTATTCCTTAACCTAGGATTAGGAGTAAATGAAACTAATGAAAACTTGCCTAAGTGGTGGAATTTTAGTTTAGGCGCAGGTTTCAATATAAAGAAGTGTAGAGTACAATTCCGACACTTTAGTAATGCAGGAATTGAAAAGCCTAATAGAGGTGAAAATTGGATACTATGGGGATGTAAAATATGATTGATAAATTAAAAGAACAGTGGACTTGGCTAGAAACTGTTCTAAGGTATAATCTATGGAAGACCGTAGGTGGAAGTAGCGTAGTTGGATTTATTGTTAATTGGTTGATAATATAATGCAGCCCTGGATAATAGCAACAATAATGATGTGGGCAGGTATTATACTAGTATGCTCTAGCTGGTTTTTACTAAGTGTAACAGCTGGTTTAATTACAGTGGGTACAATATTCGGACTCTTACTCTTAACTTTTGGATTTAAGACCTTAAACAGATTAGAATTTGAAGCCCAATTGCAAGAGGCAAATACAGGATACGAAATCGGACCAGAAGATGTTGAAAAATACTCTGATCTAACTCCCGAACAGCGCGAAAAGTCTGACTTGAATTCTGAATAAAAATTTCCTATAATATATATACTGATTGAGAAGATTTAAATTCAAATATTGAGGTATATATGAAAGACCAGAATGAAATCAAGCGCCTTCGCGCTGTCATTAGTGCAGCTCTAGCTAAAGAAGGTTATGAGTGCGAATTAGGTAATTGGACGTACACCGATAATCAGGCGTGGTTCAAAGTGAACATTCTCAGTGCCGGACAGGAAGCTAAAGAGATTGAAAACTGGAACCGATACTGTTTTAAGTTCGGTTTGCGACCTGAAGACTTTGGTGCTCGCTTTATGTACGACATGGAAGAGTATCAAGTTACTGGAATTCGACCACGAGCACGTAAGTATCCTATCGCTTGTGTACGTCTGAGCGACAGCCACACTGATACTGTTTTCCCTGCTAGCACGTTTCGTGCTGGTCGCATGAAGGAGACAGTATAGTCCTGAACCTAAAAGAAACTCGAACCCTTCGCGCATTAATTGCCTGGCTCCGCCAGCAATCAACAATGCTCGGCTACCTGCTGGCAATCCTAATTACATATTTTGGCTGGATAGGCCGCACTGAGCGAAATATTACAGCAGAAGAAGGGCTGGGTTATATTTTGGGAATTGTGGGCGCCTCACTTATGGCAGCGCTCTTACTATACCCATTACGAAAGCGTGTCCGCTTCCTGCGCTTTCTTGGTACAACCAAGCGCTGGTTTTTCTGGCACATGGTATTGGGCATCATTGGCCCGATACTAATTCTGTTTCACAGTAATTTTGCCCTGGGCTCCCTGAACTCACGTATCTCTCTATATTGCATGTTATTGGTTTCTGGCAGCGGCCTGATTGGACGATATCTTTACTCACATATACATAACGGATTGTATGGTCGCAAGACAACTTTACGTTCGCTAACCAAAAAGGAGCAACGTAATATCGCCAATCTGTACCTGTTTGAACGACTCTTTTCTTTCTGGCACATATTGCATTTACCATTCTTCTTAATGTTTTGTATTTCTACCATCGTTCACATCTTAGCGGTTCATATGTACTGACCTGAAAGTGTTGCAGCTCGAACATAAGGCGAATATGCAGATAGAATAAAAAAATCTGACTTGATTCCCGAGTCAAAGTGTGAGATAATATATATAATGGGAAAACAACTCTGAATTAGAATTTTCTCGCGTTCCAGCGAGAAAATCCATGGTCCCCTCGACAGGCGACCCTAAACTAAAAAGTCCGGGTGCTCTACCACTCGTTACAAGGTAGAGGTAGGTAACTCACTGCGCTAGTTGCCCCTGGGGCTACAGGGATAAGGTAGTCTAAGGTACGGGGTCCTTACAAAACCCCACTCTTTAATAAAGGCTTGATTAACGAAAGTAAAGTAAGAAGAATATCATGTCAAGCCTTTATTAAAGAGTGCAGCGGGAAACCGCCGGGTAAGTTAGAAGTCCCGCAAGGAAAGCGTTTTACTTGCACGCATAAAGATCTAATAAAGTAAATTGGGAAAGGCGAGTAACGGCCTAGTAGGTCAAACGAAAACGCAATAGCAAAAGTAGTATTGATGGAAAAATAATTACACGGTGAGGGGCCACCTTAGGTAGGTGCGGTATATCAGCTTCGGCGATCATACCATTAGCCACTAGAAGAAGCCCCATTCTTTATTTTACAGTAATAAACAGGAAACTTTTTATGCGAGCGCACGAACAAATGATGCAAGAGGTAATACAATACCTTGATGCAAAAGTAGAAACTCGAGCATATGCAAAAATGTTAACTAGTGCGTATACTAACTACGAGCAAGAACTTAGTAATATGCAGCGCGAACTCAATGATGCAGAAAATGCACTCACGATTTTTGAAAACGCGATTTTTGAAAACGAATGATTAGAGTAATCAAATTAGAACGCGGTACGTTAGATACGTGGCTAGACTACAGTGTGACCACGTATGATAACTTTACGCAAGCACGTGACGATGCACGTTTTGCGGGATATTGCTTAAATGCTCCAGTTCATATGCTTGAGGAAGACATTCTAATAGATGCTACATATATTTCGACATTTGCTCCCAAAAAGGTTGAGTCTTGGCGAAATAGTACAGCCCAAGGAGATTGGGACGACAAGAACCGAAAATAGTGAAACAGGGTACCTAATTCCTACTGAGGCGTTTGACATCATCCGGCCCAAATAAATATCAATTAAATAGGGAGACGATAGTCGCTAAACGTCTATAAATAAAAGAGATACTGTACTGGGCCAGTATATGTCCACCTGAGGCGTGAGATAAAGCCCGAGTATATATCAGGTAGTCTATGGCAATCGACATAAAAACTTTGCTACCAGAGAATTGATAGTAGGTCCTGGTATATTGAAGTGAACTATCATTAAATCCAAGTATACAGCTGAAATAATAGACTAAGGTACTTGGTTAGTGGCGCTGCCTAGCGCAGAAAACAAGTAAGGTGTCTGTCCGAGACATTAAATCGAGATGTGATAAGGTCCCACTCTAAAAGACCTGTACGTCGACAACGTCCTGAGCATGACAAAAAGCTGCTTAAGTCTTGTGAATCATACGCATCCAAGCCAGTGCTTCTGGAAGTAACCGGAGGAAATACACACTGAGGTTCTCCTGGTCTGTCCTTAAAAGATCAGGACTATTATACAAGCTAGTTGCTCTCAGAAGGTTCTGACGATCAGTGGCAAGACGAAAGGAACAGGTGATGAATAAAAATATTCTGGGGATTCATGGGAATTTGCTGCGCTCTGATGTGCGTTATGGTTCTGATGAACTCGTGAAAGCATGGGATCGTAATGGGTTTCATTATCTCCGCTTGCCAGGTGGTAGTTCAAATCATTGGTATCAGTGGAAAACAGGAATATTCCACGAAAACAACTGGAGTTTTGTTGGGGATACGTCTGAGAAAGATCGGTACATGATTTTTGGGGCTAACAAGGCTCGTGAAACGCACGGGGCATATCTTGTTAATGACATGATTGATTTTCTGATTGAAACAGGGACTGAGTATTCTTATGTTGTAAACGCCGCAGAGCCTTTTCAGAATCATCGTGATTTTCTGAAGCACTGGAAAGCCAGTGGTTTAGACTTGAAGAACGTTGAGTATGGGAATGAGATGTACACACCGCAGAAATATGCGGAATTTGAAAATGTGCAGATGTATACTGACAAAGCTAAGAATTTTAACTATGTGCTTAAACAAGATTTTCCTGATGCTAAGTTGGGACTTACTGTGTCGATGGAGGCTTTCAAACCTCATAAGCCGGGAGCTAAACGGGACGAATTATTACACTGGGATGAAGGTATCCGCAATCAAGAGTGGCGCGATGCGAACATTATTCACTTTTATGCGACTCCCGCTGTCAATTCAGCGTGGGGGAAATGGTCAGCAAATGAAGTATCCTATTACACTGCGCTGAATCATTGGAATAAGTATTTTGAAGAAGCAGTTAGCACATGGGATGACAAACCAATATGGGTAACTGAGTGGGGAGTCTATCCGTGGCCGCGAACACAGGGAGAACCAGAACTCTACTCATACTTGAGTTCCAAGTATAATCATTTGTTTGTTGCTCATGCGCTTATCGAAATGATGCTGGAACCGCGCATCACGCTAGCTGCCTATCATTCATGGACACAGCTACTGGAAGGTAGCGGTATAAACGCAGAGTTGGCAGAACCTGGTTGTAACGCAACAAAGGAAGTGTTCAAAGTATTTGGTGAACTTACCAACGAGACACCGGAAAGAGTTGGTATACGAGGACACGGCTGTACGGGAGTTAAGCTCGGAAACACTTTGATTCTGGTCAACAGGATGGATCAAAAAAATATTGTCGAGGGCTGCGAAGTTCCCGCTCATTCAGTTATTGTCCGAAAATATGTGTAGTAACATGGGGGTTGGAAAAATGACATGGGAATTAATCAAAATAAAAATACTGTTGTTATTGCTGTTGCCGTTGTGTGTAGTGGCTCAAGCACCGGTCTACGATACAGATGGCGATGGAATAGTTGATCGTAACGACCCGTGTGTTTTCGTCGCAAATGAGCGTTGCGCCGATTTCAATGGTAACGGGTTTGTGAATTTCGCAGATCTTGCTTATATGAAATCGGTGTTTTCTACCGATGATGGTGTTGCGGATTTGAATGATGATGGGGTGGTGAACTTTGGCGATCTTAGTTTATTGAAAATGCAAATGTTCCAATTCGCGCTGTCTTGCAACACTTACGCGACTGCGCATATCGGGCATCGCGACGTATGGCAAATTGCTTGTCATGGGGCAATCGAACAAAGCGTGTATTTCGGGCATTCGGAGTGTAGTGTTGAAACGCATCGAATCAACGGTGATACATATTTGCATTGCATGGTTACGTTCGGGTCTGGGGACTGGTAGTAAAAGTTGCCCACAGGGTACCAAACATAGTAATAAACAGGAAATTTTTTTAAATGGGACTAGAATTATTTAACATAGTAATAGGTTCGCTATTAGTAGCCGGGGCCCTAACATGCTTTGCAAGACTTGTGGCGAGCCACGGAAAGGATAAACGTAAACGTAAACGCGTTTAAGCAAAGTATGAGGGGACGTAGTTAAGAGGTTTAACATCTGGCTTTTAACCAGTCGACGGCGGGTTCAATTCCCCCCGCCCCTACCACTTTATAGCATACGAAAAATTTTTCTTGACAAGTATGGTCATTTTTGATATAATATATAAAATGGGAAAAAACCTACAATGATTGAATTACAAAAATGGCTTAAGGAAACCGATGCAGAATATGATAAATTCTGTGAAAATTCCTTACCGATTGGATGAAGCAATAACGCCTTGTGCGGACGCGGATAGCATTATTCCGCCTTCTCCACCAAATAAATATCTAAGAATTAATCGAGAAATACGCAGTCCAAATTAAAGGGGAAGAACAGATTCGACGGATAAGTAACGGGTTGTGGACAATCACGTACGAAAGTACAAAACATTAAACGCAAATGATGAAACATTCGCACTTGCTGCCTAAGGGTTAGCTGAGCTTGGCGGCTCGCTTGTAAACAGAAGTAGCCGCCTCCATTAAACAAATGTTTCAATGTCTCAGGCTACCGGATTAGGGTTGACCACCCTCCTGCTTAGTCAAAGTATAGATTTAGTCACCTATATTGGGAGCGCACCGTGTAAAACTTGACGGAAAGGCGAACCTAGCTCTGGAACATTTCTTTAATGGATGTATAGTTTCTTATTTAATCTATAAAAATAAGTGTCAAGTTCTATGTGCTAAAGTAAAGATAATAGGAATTACACAAAGGAGCATGAAATGACTGATAGTAGATGGTCGCGTCTGGAACTTCAGCGGGAGCGGGAGTCTAGGTGTGGTGGGCGTCGCAGCTTGCAAGATTGCGGTCATTGGGAGTGTCTGTGTGGTACTCTGAATGAAGAAGATCGGAGAACTTGTCAGCATTGTGGTGAGTCTGGCGACTAATAGAATTTGAAAGGAGTAGGGTGCCAAATATGGATAGGCTGGGCATTGGCGAGCCCACGTGGCTGTAAACCACACGCCTTAGAGCTGTAATGGTTCAACTCCATTCCTATCCACCAATTTAACAGTAGGCGTAATGGCGCACTAAGCGGACTCCAAACCCGTTATGCTGGGCTCGATACCTAGGTAGGGTGCCAATTTACAGTAGTAAACAGGAAATTATTTTGATTAGTGTAAGAGAAAGACTACCTAAACCCAATCAACCATGTAAAGTATATGTTCTGGATTATTTAAAAAAGAACTTTGAAGGAAAGAAGTTTAAGTTTATAACATATAGTGATGGTGGATATTTTTGGGATGATAGTGAAACTTGTTTACAAGACTCAGAAGTAACACATTGGAATCCTTTTTAAGAAGATAATAAGTGTTAAACGTATTAAACCTATATGCAGGAGTTGGTGGCAACCGCAAACTCTGGACCGACGTAGACGTCACAGCAATAGAAAGCGATCCAAAGATAGCAAGTGTTTATCAGAAACTTTTTCCAGATGACACTGTATTTATTGAAGATGCGCATCAGTTCTTATTAGAAACTCATGATCTGGTAGACTTCGTTTGGTCAAGTCCCCCGTGCCAATCGCACTCTCGTATGATGAAGGCTACTAGACATGATCTAAGACGTTATCCTGATATGGCACTATACGAAGAGATATTATTTCTTCAGAACTTTTTCAAAGGCGGATGGGTAGTAGAAAACGTAAAACCCTATTACGAACCTTTGATAAAACCTACAGCAATTATAGGTAGACATTATTTCTGGAGTAACTTCCCAATTACAGCAGACGATGTTAAGCGACCTCCTGGATTTATTAATAAGTCTACAGTAGCAGGTAAACTAGAATTGATGGATTGGCTTGATATTCATTACGAAGAGAAGTTATATTACAAGGGGAACCATTGTCCAGCCCAAGTGCTGCGCAACTGCGTTCATCCCTTAATAGGAAAACAGATTTTAGAGAATTATAGGGTTGGGATGCTGTGTGGCGCAGGTTCTCGCTGTGACCGAGTTAACTGATGGGTTCGAATCCCTCCCTCCCCACCAAATTAGAGGTACACTATGAGTGTAGAAGATAATACTCAACAAGCTAAGCGATTTATTAAGATTGTTGGCCCAATTACATTAATTGCTGTTATAGTCTTTTTAGTCGTAGCAGCAGGCAGAGAATATGCTGGTTGCGAATGGCCTTGGGAAAATGTAGATGGTACTGATACGTACCTCGTGGACTAACGCGATATAATTGATTAGTAGGTCGTGACCTAAACCCTGATACCCGAGGGTCTGAATGGCAATATCGGGTTACTAAATTCTGACTTGAAATAGTGAGTAGAACTTGCTATAATATATAAAATGGAAAATCAAACAGAGCATAGCTGAGCTTGGTATAGCATGGCGTTTGGGGCGCTAAGACGAGGGTTCGAATCCTTCTGTTCTGACCAATTAAGGAGGTAACGACATAATGAGTAAATTGTAATTAAATACAGGAGAAAATTATGAGCGATACTTATCGACATAAAGTATTGGGCAAGTATAAAAGAATCCGTGATGAGGACTTTTGTGCAGGTTGGGAGTATTTAAGCACCAACCACCCGGGCTTTATGTATACCTGGTGGAATTCTACACCTTCGTGGTGGAATAATGAATTTCATACCAGACCAGCGAGAACGCAGACTCGCAATACTCTGCGCAAGATCAATCTAGATAACTATGAGGATGACTGGGATTTTCCCAACTATAAAAAGCCTCATATTTATTACTGGTAAGACTATAGCAGGTAGTTTCCCTGTGCTAAGCAAACCGTAAGCATTTGAGAGCGTGAACAATGTGATCCTACAGTGGGACGATCTTTAAACTCAACCACACAATTTTATATCCCGAGCGACAGGACGCAGGTGAGGCTACGAACCACGCCCTTGTAGGTTCGATTCCCTAGGACTCCGCCAAATATGGATCGGTCGTCTAATGGTTCAGGACGCGTTGGCTTTCAACCTCCGAATCAGGGTTCGAACCCCTGTCGATTCACCAAATATAGGTAACAGTGAATGATGGGTCGCACCTATCGTACTGGGGTCAGTTGAAGCGGGATGAGACCTCCCCGCCTTTTATTTAATGTGGTGAAGCTTAAGTGGCATAAGCAACTGGCTGATAACCGGTAGACAGGTGGTTCAAGTCCACTCACCACGACCAAACAATGCTAGTGTGCGCATCGGGGTATGCGAACCGCCTGTCTAGCGGATGTAGGAGGGTTCGAGTCCCTTCACTAGCGCCAAATTTAAAAGGATACTTATGAAAGTAGATATGTCCGTTCCTTTTGATAGATCATTTAATAGAAATTTTGATTTATCTGAGAGAACCATATTACAAGCTACAATGTCAGAAACAGCTTCTATATTTGAAAATATACCTTATAGCTGGGATAATGCTGATCAAGGTACAGGATTTGGAGATATTGGGGGAGATATATGGTCTTGCTGGTCATTCCTAAATGTAACAATACCTCAAGATGTAACAATAACAAAGGCCACAATGGTTTGGAAGCCTAGCACAGATCCTGACACAATTAGTGCTGATCTTCTCTTTGATTGTGAAAAAGATGCTACTCCGGTAGATGTCACAAATACTACTCCTCTTAATAGACCCTACCAGGATTCTTTTGTGTGGACAACCGCTAACGATACTATTACAGGACTGACATTAACAGGAGATGAGGAATATACTTATAATATAGTAATAGATCCAGCGATTTTTCAAGAATGTATAGATTTAGGCGGTTGGAATAGAAAATTTAACCTGAGAGGTAGAGCTCCAGATACCCCTTCTAATACGTGGGTAGGACAGAGAGATATTGCATCTTTGATTGTGGAGTATTACGAAAATTAAAGCCCCATTGGTGGAATTGGCAGACACGCTGGGTTTAGTTCCCAGTTCCCAGCCCCCGTAGAACGGAGCAGTGATGGTGTTCAATGGTAGCATTACAGTCTTCCAAACTGACGGTATGGGTTCGAGTCCCATTCACTGTTCCAAATAAAGGGCAAGTGTGGCGGTGGTCGAAAGTATGTAGTTGCTAACTGACAATCAGTAGTAGAAGACTGCATATGAATACAGGTGGTAGTCTATTGGGACTAATGACTTTAAACTTGCAGTCCCACTTTGTAAATAACATGAGGACATTATATGTCTTTTAAATATTTAGTAGCTGCCAGTTTGCTAGCACTTAGTATGAGTGCTAATGCGGATATTTATATTGGTGGTGAAGTAAATAGTACGGCAGTTGACTCTAATTCTCTAGAAGATATTGTCAACGACTTCTCTGATCGTTCAGCTGGATATGGTGCAATTATTGGATATAAGTTTCCAATGCCATTCGCAGTTCAGGCCAAGTACATAGCTCCCGAAGAGCTTGATGATCAAGGCCTTTCAATTGATGCAGATGGGTGGTTAGTAAGTGGACTAGGATTCATTCCTTTAGGGAATGCTTGGTCTATTTACGGAGAAGCAGGATACTTTGATTTCTCTGGAGATATTGAGATTGGTAGTGAAGAAGCTTCACAGTCTTTATCTGGAGAGAGTGGAGTATTGTTCGGAGCAGGTGTTAACTGGAACATCACCGGAGGACTAAACACTCGACTTGGCGCTACTCTATACGATGTAGAAGGTGCCAGTGTTAATCAGTTCAACCTAGGCGTACTGTACGAGTTTTAAATATCGGACCGCTCCTTCCGACGGGACGTGCAAATATCGGAAGACCAATCTTATAAGAGGATAATATGGCTAGATTAGTCACGGATGGAGTCGCACAAGCTGCGGTAAAATTAAGCAATGTACTTAGTAGTAGACACGAAGGCGGAGGATATAACGTATGGACTATCCAAGCCATAGCAGATGATGTACCTTCTGGTGCAACATTTCAGCTAGAGGCTAGTACTAATAATAATGATTTTGACCCAGTCCCAGATGTAACATTAACTTCTGGACAACAGATCGCTAGTTTTACTATGTCTAGTAGATGCTGGGTACAACTTACTGGGCTTGAAACTGCTTTTACAGGCGACGTTAATATAGTATAATGTCAAACAAAGAAACAAGATTGAAAAGATGGGATCAAATTCAACGTGATCAAAAACGTAAAAGACGATCCAAAAATTTTAACCATAAACAGAAAACTAAGCAAGAAAAGGCTTATAAACGAGAACGAATTAGTCTTAAAGACAAAGTAGAAGAGGCCCTTAAAAACTTAAAACTATAGGGACTTAATATGAACGTTCTAAAAATTGATGATTTCCACTATATTTGGTATGCTGGTGGGAAGTGGCCGTATACGATAAGTTTGGAAGATATTTTTCCATACTTACAAAGAGAACCTATTATACCCAATTACCCCGAGCATATGCAGAAGCGAGGATTAGAAAAGGTTCCATGGGAACGGCTTCCAGAACCTATCAAGAGATGCATAGTGGCAGCACAAAGCACTTTCTTAGAGTCGGTAAAAGAGAAACAGGACGAAGAAAAAGACAAATAAAAAAATGCCGCTGAGAAGCGGCATTTTTTTATTTGAACTTGAAATTTTCAGTTAAATAGCGTATAATATATATTCAAATGGAGATTTAACATGAAATTTCAAGTAATGAGCGATCTACACCTTGAGTTTTGTGGCTACAATAGGGAGGTTATCATTCCAGCCGACGTTGACGTAGTCATCTTAGCTGGGGATGTAGGTACTAAAGTAGATAGAACAATGGCCTGGATCAAAAATTGGATGCAGGACAAGCAAGTAGTTATGGTTGCTGGCAACCATGAGTACTATGGTGATAAACTTCAAAAAACTGATTTTGAGTTTAAAGAATATGACGTCAAGTATGATTGGTTTCACTTCCTACAAGATGGGTATTACACAGAGGTGCTTGGTCAGGGATTTGCTGGTGGTACATTGTGGACAGACTTTAAAAAGTTTGATCCACTTATACAAGCACATTGTGGCCTAACAATGCGAGATTACGATGTAATCAGGGCACCCCCTAATTATAGGAGATTACAACCTGCGGACACGTATCTTATTCATCAAGATACTGTAAAGCATTTAGATGATGTATTATATGCCCACCCTGAAACTATTGTAGTTACTCACACAGCTCCACATGCGTTGTGTGTACACGATAAGTACAAAGATGATTGGATGACTAATCATGCTTACTACACCGATCTTGATTGGATGTTAGAAAAGTATGATATTCCTTTCTGGTTCCATGGACATATGCACGATACTCATGACATTACCGTTCATAATACAAGGATCATATGTAATCCTTATGGATACGATGGACATGAAGTAAACCCATTATTTAATCCTAATTTAATATTGGAGATCTAACATGAGACGCGACCTTTCTAACATGAAACACTTTATGGTATCACGAGATACTACAGTATACATCTTCAAAGATGGCTGTATAATAATTGAAAATTCTCTTTGTGGGAACGGAAAATTATCTACGTTTAGCGTAGTGGAGACTAGGGACGTCTTACGACAAATCATGGCATTTGGTGATACAGTACCTGATGGTGTGTTTGATGAGTTGGACAAAATATGATAGATATACTTCTATCTACGATGACCACATTCGTTGCAATAATGGGTGTGGTCATCTTTTTGGCTACAATAATTTGGATTATTCCAGCCACAATTGATCTTATTTTTTCTATCTTTAGGAAATAATAGCAATCGAAAAATTTATCTTGACATTTAGCTTACATTTTGCTATAATATATATACTGGAAAAACAAATTGCTTAACCAGTAAAATAATAAGTATAATAATTCTCCGTCCGTTCCTGGTCACCGGACTAGTTTAGTAGAACTAGTAAAAACCAGGTTCTTTTCTTTTTGGAGAACATATGAAAGAAGAGTATGATTTTGAAGATATGCCAGAGGTAATAAGAGCAAAAGACCTATTACCTTGGTACTACAGAATAGCTTTGTGGATTGCAAATCACTTAGTTTTATATTCAGTCTTAGTTGCTACCCTTGGGTTTGCGGCAGGCTGGTTTTTGCACAATTAGAGACTGGAACCAAGATACCAATACTTACACGAAAGTGCTAGGATTGTCTAGCAAGCTTTATAATACAGAAGGTATTACCGTGTTCCAGTTCTCTTAATACATAAAAAGGATGATATGGATATAGTAGTAATACTTATCTATTATCTTATTATCGCAATATCCTTCAGTATTAGTACCTTTATTACTTATATATGGCCAACAGTTGGAATCGCAAGAGAGATAGCTGGAAAGTATAATGTTTTAGATCAGAGCAATTTAGCTTTTTTCTGTGAATATTGTTTCTGGACAACTATAACTTTTCCTTGGCAATTATATGACATAATAGTAACTGATTCAGAAATTTTTAAAGATAGGATAGTAGATATACTAGTTGACGAAGAAAAATAATATATGATGAAAGATATCATGGTCGATTTAGAGACTGCGGATAATGTTCCAGGCGGTGCTCTATTTAGTTGTGCTGCTGTACAATGCGACTTAACAACAGGCGAAACAGGCGAAGAAATTCACAGAAATATAGATTTACAATCCTGCTTAGATGCAGGATTAACCGTTAGTGGTGATACAATATATTGGTGGTTAAAACAATCTAATGAAGCTAGGAAAAGTCTAGATACTTTGAAAAAGATTTCACTCAATGAATTTTGTAAAGAACTAAATGGTTTCGTTAAATTTATAGCAGATAAACAAAAGATTAGCCCTAAGCTTTTTAGGGTATGGGGAAACGGTGCTTCTTTTGATAATGCTTTTATAAGGTATGCTTATAGAGCAGTTGGACAAGAGTTTATAGTACCTTTCTGGAATGACAGAGATGTAAGAACAGTAGTTGGGTTTTATCCTAATAACTTATTTCAGGATTTAAAAATAAATATTCCCCGAACGGAATCACATAATGCGTTACATGACGCAAAATATCAAGTTAAATACGTAAGTCAAATAATGAAAGACTTAGGCGTAACGGAGTTATATTAATGACATTAACAGAAATAGCAGCTATCTTTGGAGTAGTAGTTATGTTTTTCAGTATTTTTGGACTGATAACATATGACATAATTACTAGTGATAGCGAAACACGACCAGGAGAGTAATATGTTAGAATTCATCCTAGTAGGAATTATCCTAGTAGCATTTTTTGTGGTTTGCATAAAGATGCCGGGTACAACAACAAAAATATAAATGTATAGTATAGGATTTACAGGCACGCAAAGTGGAATTACTGAAGGTCAATTTATAAATCTTAGTAGGATTCTGCATATACTTTCTAGAAAAGGGAAAGTAGAAGTACATCACGGTATGTGTATAGGTGCGGATCATGAGTTTCATATTATGATTAGAAGTATTCTAGGTTCTGAGGCTGAAATTCATGGACACCCCTGTAATATATACGATAAACAGGCAAAAATTATAGATATAGATGTTATGCATCCAATAATGAAGCCTTTAAAAAGAAATAAAATTATAGCAAAAAGCTCAGATCAAATTATTGTATGTCCCAAGGAATCTGAAGAACAGTTAAGATCAGGAACTTGGGCTACATATAGATATGCACAACAAGCCAATAAGGAAATTACTTTAATTAAACCAGACGGTACAGTATGCAACAGTATTTAAATTTATTAGATGACATTCTCTATAAAGGGTATAAAGTTGAAGAGGATAGAACAGGCACGGGTACACTTAAATTATTCGGTACTCGTATGGAGTTCGATCTTACACAGGGTTTTCCCTTACTTACTACAAAGTATATCCCTTATAAGTTAGTATTAGGAGAGCTACTTTGGTTTATTCAAGGCGGGCGTAGAGATCGCAACCTTTATACCCAAGACCTAAACAAGTTCCATCCTAGTAAGATATGGAACGAATGGGCTACAGATAGCGGTATGCTGGGTCCCGTGTATGGGGTACAGTGGCGTAGTTGGCCTACTTTTAGAGAAGAGGCTAGGCGGGCTGTAGAGGGAGAGGACTATCCTCTTATCGAAACCACAGATCATATAGATCAACTACAAAACGTAATCAATAGTATTAAAACCACTCCATACTCACGCCGGCACATAGTATCTGCCTGGAATGTTTCGGAGCTTCATCAAATGCGTTTAGCACCTTGTCATATTCTTTTTCAATTTAGTGTAAGAGGTAAGTATCTTGATTGCCAACTTTATCAACGTAGCTGTGATATGTTTCTAGGCGTACCTTTTAATATCGCTAGTTATTCACTATTAACTATGATGGTGGCTGGTGTATGTAATTTGATACCGGGGCGCTTTATTTGGGTTGGTGGAGATACTCATATTTACTTAAATCATGTAGACCAAGTTAAACTTCAACTTCAAAGACAACCGAGGAAACTGCCAGAAATTAAAATGGATGTAGAAAATAATATTAATGATTATAAGATGGATTCCTTTGCATTACAAGGGTATACTTCACATCCACATATTCCGGCTCCAATATCAGTATGATTATAGATTACGAAATTAAATCAATGGATCCATTTTATCAATGGTGTCAGCGTGCAGGTAGAATCTTACAGCATCGCTATGAAATGGATATTAATAACTACATGATGAAATATAAAGTCAAAGAGGCTTTTGAATCTGGTATGTCTCCGCGAGAGTTCACGGAGAGACTAGCTAAGAGGGAGTTAGACCTTGATTGAATTAAGACGGTTAGTTACTAATTATTTATCTCCTACTCCTGGATACGAAGATGTAGCAGGTAGAGCACCTATGATAACGGCAAAACACAAAGTATTGCAGTATCGAGTATTAATAGTTGAAGAACTCGGTACAGATTGGCAAGACATTCTAGAAGTAGAAGAAAACGATGGGTGACAGATTTTACGCACAACAGAAGGCACATAAGCCAGGACGCAGGCTGAAGAAGCACGCGATAGAAGAATTGGAACAGTTAATAGGCCCAATTAATGGTCTAGACAGAGCAACAATAGCAACAATTGACGCCTTAACAGAGGCAGTAGAGAAAAAATTACTATCATGAGATTTAGAAAATTTACATACGAAAAAGATGATGGCGACATATCAGATCGCACAGCTTTTATAGTTAGCGAACCTCGTAAGAATTATCTTATGTTGGACGCTACAGGATTTACAACAGAAGAAAGAACAGAATTAATCGAAGCATTTCTAGATGTGGAGGCTTACAAAACCGAGCGGTTAGCTGAAGTCCAATCATTAATGAAATGGAGAACATTTAAACCTGAAGGGGTAACATTTAATGAGTAGATATTGGAACCAACAAGAAAACGAACCTAGAGCATGGCCGATTCTTGAGGCAGGTAAACGTGACTAAGATAAAAGAGGTTAACTTTGAAAATTCTGCTGATGCGTATCATATATTAGGATACCCTAAAAGTGTGCACCTTCATATGACGAAAGCGATACGTTCTACAGAAATTTTAACCTTCGTATATGAAGAAAAAGACACTCCGGTAGAACATATTATTAGACCCTATGGTTCAGGACATGAAACAAAAGGTTTTTATTTAGGAAGTATACGTCGTAAGAATAATACCTTATTGCATTTTTACCATGAAAAAGTAAGTGTTTAACTACAAAGAAGCCATGGACTATTTAAAAAGTCTAGGGAAGGACAAATGGATAAAGTATGAAAATCTGGCTCCAAGTTTCGTTATTGAAATTGCTAGTACGACTTACGAGACCGAAAATTTTGATCCAGTCGACGGTGGCCCACTTCATGAAGAGGGTGAATGGGCTGATAGGTGGGAAGAAAGAACTACCAACAAAAGAAGAGGTAAGGTCAAGCGCCTTACTATTGTAGAATAAAAGGATAAAGAATGAGAAAAAGATGTGAAGATTGCGGTAGACGAAAATGCCGCTGTTTAAAATCAGATGAGCTCGCTACAGTTAGACGCTATAGACCACGTAATGTGCGTCCAGTGTGTCTGAACGCTATGCGTCTCAACAAAATCATGCTCTAATGCGTAGCATATTTATTGCTCTGCTTGGAGCATTTCTGTGTCTGAACACATCAGCCTCAGAACTAACATCTGAAGAAACCTGTCTAGCAAAGAATATATATTACGAAGCGCGAGATCAGTCGCGTCAAGCCCAATATGCCGTCGCTGCGGCAACTCTAAATAGAGTGTTAAACAGGAAATTTCCTAATACTGTTTGTGAAGTAGTTTATCAGCCCAATCAATTTAGTTGGTATTGGGACGGCAAATCTGATAATCCATATGAAACAGAAGCTTGGGAAGAAAGTAAAAAATTAGCTCGAATAATGTTGCAAATGTACCACAATGCCTACGATAACACTAAAGGTGCACTATTCTATAAGAAAGTAGGACACCCTAGTAGATACTTTAAAACATTAGAGTATATAACAACAATAGGCGACCATGAGTTTTATAGATGATAAACGTAGTATGTGTACAGTGGGGTAGAAAATACTCTAACGAATATGTGACTAAATTATATAATAGCATCGAAAGAAATACTAGTGTTCCTTTCGATTTTATTACATGCACAGATAATGCTGAACGACCTGTACCAGGGTTTAAAGATATATTTCCTAAAGATAATATTCAATCTTGGTATAATAAACTGCAAATGTTTTATATGGATAAACATTGGAGATTTGAACAGACGTTCTTTTTTGATTTAGATACGGTAATAGTAGGAAACTTAGATGAAATTTTTGGATATCGTGGAAACTTCTGCGCTCTCAGAGACTTCTATCGTCGTGATGGACTGGGATCAGGTTTATTGTCGTGGAAGACCGGAGAACACGAGTACATTTGGGACTACTATAAAGGTAGAAAACATAGACTCGGGGATCAAGGTATTATCGAAGATGCTACTTCCAAAAATGTTGATAGGTGGCAGGAACTTTATAAGGATCAAATTATAAGTTATAAAGTACATTGTAAGCCTACTCCGCCAGATAATGCTAGAATAGTATGCTTTCATGGTAAACCTAATCCGCACGAGGTAAAAGGACTAAAATGGGTGACAAACGCCTGGCAATAGTAACCGGCAGTAATTCACAGATTATAAATCTTCCTATGAGACCTGGAGAAATCTCTAATTCAATAGTTTCTGCTAATACAGATACTTTGATGGAGATTGGGATTAATCCTAATAATCAGGTGCCTTTAGAAGAAGGTATGATAGAGACTATTAAGTATTTTAGATATGTTTGAATATCCAAATGCTAAAAATTTCAGATATGGAAATAAGCACCTTAAGTTTCTAAAGTTAATGACAGTACAGGCGGAGTTCCCTTATAGTGAAACTACTAAAAGTATAAATGATACTAATTTTTATTTTAAGTGGCAAAGGCACGAAGGAATTATAGATTTTTGCGATTTAGATGATTTATACCTAGACTCAGATCTTCCCATATTTAAAGCACACTATAGTAAGTATATTGATTATCCAAACAATATATTTCCATTGGGCCCAATGTGTGGGGGCAGAGTACCTACTTCTAACAATATTCATTATTTATTCAGTCATGAATATCAGTATAATCCACAACGAGGTTTCAGTAATAAACAGATTCCTTGGGGTCATGCTATAAGACGTAGAAACTATGTAAAAAGCCTATTTACAAAAACTAATTACAGTGTAGATCAGAAGATAGAAGATAGTCCGTTAAAGTTTTGGCGCGCTAATCAGAATGTACTTGGAGCAATTTGTGTACCTGGTCGAGTTAACAATATGTTAGATCGTGGACAACTAGAACTAATGCTTTTAGGTGTATGTACGATATCACCAGAATTACCAGAGTTACTATTAGGGAAGGAACTACTTCCTGGAGTACACTATATTAAGTGTAAAGATGACTATAGTGATTTACTAGATATTATGGAGGAATTAACTCCAGATAAGGCGAAAGAAATAGGTAATTGTGCTAAAACTCTTAAAATAAACTATCATCCTATATATTTTATGCAGTGGATAACAAATAATGTGGTTAAAAGATAAGGTAATATTTTTAGATATTCCAAAATGTGGAACTACTTCTATGCATAAAGCAGCAGGATTTCCAAAACACTTACCACACCCCATGAACTCGGTGCCTAATAAAGTAGGACATACAAAACATAGTAGACATATTCCAAATAGTATAGATTACAGTTATATCTTTACTGTAGTAAGAAACCCTTATACTAGAAGTATATCCTTATGGAATCATGTTAATAAATTAAAAAATTCACTGTTAAATGGCAAGATCAAACGTACCGCTAATCAGTACCTAACAGAAGAATATTTTAATAGTTTCGAACATTTTTTAGAAGTATGTAAAGAAATAAATGAAAATGTAGATTCGGTGAATGAAACCGAAACATTTTTATTAGTACACTGTTCATGTTATACTTGGACACGTTCATTACCTAGAGTAGATAAAGTGATCAGATTAGAAGAGTTTGAAAAAGAAAGATATTTATTGCCATTACGTATAGACGGGCTACCAGTAATTAATATTGGTAAAGAACATTTTATCTTATCAAAAGATCAACGAATTAAAATAGAACAAGCGTTTTTTGAGGATTTTCATTTATATGAATATAATATTTCCAACCCCGCGCCACCCTCAAGAAATTTAGAATAACAAAGGATTACGTGTGTATAAAGTAGGATTCATTATTGGAAACGGTGAAAGCCGACAAGATTTTGATTTAGAAAGGCTAAGAGGGAAGGGTACTATAATGGGATGTAATGCCCTATATAGAGACTTTATTCCCGATGTTTTAATGGCTGTCGATCAAAGGATGATAGTCGAAATAGCTAGATCAGAGTATGCTAAAAACAACTATTTTGTAATCCCCTCTAATAGAATTGGTAGAACTAAAAGTACCTATAAAGTTTACGGTGCTGTAATGAAAGAATTTAATACTTGCGGTGGTGCTGTAATGCACTTGGCAGGCATGATGAAATTAGACCTAGTATATTTATTAGGTATAGATTGTTACGGTGGAAATGTATATTATGGTACAGAGGGGTATCAAAGGAACTTAAAAGACGACAGATATAATACATTTGTTAGATATTTTGAAAAAGCTTTTGTTAGATACCCAAATACAAAATATATAAATCTAACTAAAGACGGACAAGATGGAATAACTAGAAGATTTAAACATAAACCATTAAATTACGATACACTAGACCTAGATGAATTTATTAACAATTTAGACAGATTCCCACATCAAGAACCGATTTATTATCATGATGAATATAGAAAAACAAAGACAACTTAAGAACTTCATTAATATGTTAAATAATGAAGATATAAATGAATTAGAGCGCCTACTTACTTGGCGAAAATGGAAAGGAAAGCTAAGTGCACCCAGATATATTGATGATTCCGAGCGAGAAACTCCGACAGAAAGCTCTCCCAGTAACTAAATTTGACACAGATATGCTATTTACATTATCTAATAGTATGTTAAAGTGTTTGGATTACTATAAAGCTATAGGCCTTGCCTGCACGCAGCTAGGAATACCTATGCGTATGATAGTATTCAGAGCGGAAGCACATAGGCCATTTGTAATGGTAAACCCCACGATCGAAGGCGGGTATAGTAGTAATCTGCAAAATTTTAAGGAAGGGTGTTTGTCTGTACCAGGATATTGGGATATGATTCCCAGACATCCTACTATTCAAGTAAAATATAATGACATAACTGGAAAAGACTTAATAGATGTATTTTACGGGTATGAAGCAAGTATTATACAACATGAAATAGAACATTTAGATGGCATATTATTTATAGATCATCTAAGTAGTATTAAAAAGGATCGAGCTGGAAAAAAGGTGGAACATTGGAAAAGAAGAAACAATTTAAAAAGAAAATTAAATCGCAACGTATAAGAATAATTGACCCACACAATCGCCCAAAAAGACGTATTAAAGGTGTTCAAGATGTTCATCCTAGGGAGGGTATCTATAGAGTGTGGGATAACGTAGAAAGTCTTCAACAGGTATATATACCAAAAGAATCTGTGCCCGGATATAATTTATCCTGGATAGAAGACAAGGTAAAACCTGAAAAGATTCAAAAATATTAACTTGAAATTTAAGCAAAATATTGCTATAATATTATTAATGCTGGTAAAACAGCTACAGATTTGACAGAGGAAAATTTATATGGCAGAAAAGAATGCTTGGACAGATGAGCTAAAAGCTGAGGTCATTGAGGAATATCAGTCCCGTGAACCTACGCCCGAGAATAGTACGGAGATTGTCGGTGAACTAGCCGAAGAGTACAATCAAAAACCTAATGGTGTTCGTATGATTCTGGTTAAAGCCGGTGTCTATATTAAGAAGGATCCTGAAAAGAGTTCTTCAAAAACCAGTACTGGTGGAAGTAAACGCGTTAATAAAGCGGAAGCTATTGATGGTCTTAAGTCTGCAATTGAAGATGCGGGCCAAGAAGTGGACGAAGATATTGTGTCTCGCCTTACAGGTAAGGCTGCCGTTTATTTCACTGGGGTTATTACTGCCGTAAATGGCTAGAATTAAGAAACAAGAGCACGAGAAGTTAGATGATACAAATATTCGTCGTATTATCTCTCTTCTCGAGCCCGAAGAAGGTAGGCCCATTACAAAGAAAGCCGCCTGTGAAATGCTACGCATCAATTATAGCACCAAAAGATTAGGTAATATTATTGATGACTATAAGGAGCGAAGAGCTTTTGAAGTAAAACGTAGAAAAGCCTTAAGAGGTAAACCTATTAAGGACGCAGAAGGCAAGTATATAATCTTAGAGTATTTAAAGGGAGACTCTATTTCTTCTCTCTCTAAATCAACCTATAGAAGTGTTCTATCCGTTAAAAAGTATTTGATAGATAATCAAGTGCCTTTACACGGTGAAAAGACTGACTATTTTAATCCTGTAATGGTTCCAGATGAAAACTTAAAAGAAGAATATGAATCTGGAGAGTATGCTTGGTCTGTACAATATAATTGTTTAGTACAAGTTAAAAAATTAATTCAAGTACATAAAGATTTCGGAAATATATACAATGTATGGGTTTTCGGAAACCATGATCAATGGGCATCTTTAGCTTGGGCTTACATGGCAGATTTACCTGTTCTTAAAAAATTCAACATTAAAGAAAACGAATTAGCATAAATGGCAAAAAACAAACTAAAATCAAGTGATTCCAAGAAAAACTATTGGAAGAGATATTCAACTAAATACGAAGATCATCGTATTAAAAGGTTAGAACGACACATTGCAAAACATCCTGAAGATGCACAAGCAATCGAAAGACTAGATAATCCAAGATTTCCTTACAGACGAAATGTTAAAGGTGTGTTTAAAACACCAAGAATAAATAAGGAAAAAGCGGCTAATAGAGAAGATATGAAATTGAGAGAATTGAAGTCTCGTCCTCGTTCTCCTTTTCCCGCATGGAAACAAATTCTTCGTGAGTTACGTGACTCTATGAGACCTAAAGTGAGGCATAAGAAACGTCGTGGCACAAAACTACATAAAACTAGCTAAAGAAGCATATTACGAAGGTAAACCCTTTATTTCAGATTCCCAATATGATGCTCTAGTAGACTTATATGGAGAAGATTCTGTAGGTAGTCAAGTAGGAGCAGATATTCCTCACTATCGTAAGATGTACAGTTTAGATAAGGTGTATGAGGGAGAATATAACGGTGATACTCCTGTGGACAATCCAGATGACTGGATCGTTACACATAAGTTAGATGGAGCAGCTATTTCTATCCTATATATAGGCAGAGTAATGGCGCAAGTATTAACTAGAGGAGACGGAACCAGAGGAATAGATATTTCTGATTTATTCCGACATACTGATTTAATTCCTCAAGTATTACCCCCTAACTGTCCAGGTATTGTTCAAATTAATGCCGAGGTAGCTACAGTCAAAACTACCCCTAATGCTAGAAATTATGCTTCAGGGGCTTTAGGGCTTAAAAGTAAGGATGAGTTTCTAAAAAGAGACTTAAAAGTATTTGCATATAATCAATATCCACATGCTCCTACGCACAAAGAAGATTTATATGGGTTATATCATCACGGTTTCACGTATGTTCCATTAGCTTTAGATATTGCAACTGAAGAATTTGAGTATCCAACTGATGGATATGTATGGAGGATTAATGATAATCAATTATACAAAACTATGGGATTTACCAGTCATCACCCACGAGGTGCAATTGCTGTTAAAGAACGTTCTGAGGGCGTTAAAACGACCCTTCTCGACGTCAAGTGGCAAACAGGAAAATCCGGTAAAGTCACGCCGGTTGCTATTCTCAGTCCGGTTAATATTAACGACGCCATCGTCTCAAGAGCCACGTTAAATAACGTAGGATTTATTGAGGCCCTCGGACTCGAAATAGGCGACGCGGTAATGGTAGAGCGTGCTGGAGATATTATCCCTAGGATTATTAAGAAAGCCGAATAAGTAATAAAAAAGCTAACAGAAACAAAAAATAAATCTTGACATTTCAGTAAAAATGTGAGATAATATATAAAATGAAAATAGAAATTCCAACAACTTGCCCTTCTTGCGGCGCAGCATTAGAACTTGTCAATGCACAGCTCTTTTGCCGGAATAAATCTTGTAAAGCACAATCTTTTAAGAAGATTGAGACCTTTGCAAAAAATATGAAAATAAAAGGCTTAGGTCCAAGGACTATAGAAAAATTAGAACTTGAAACCATTCCTGATATTTACATATTAACAGAATCTTGTTTGGTGGAAAGACTAGGCGAAAAAATAGGTAAAAAATTACATGGTGAAATTAATAAGTCTAAAATATGTGAATTTTCAACCTTTTTAAGCGCACTCAGTATTCCGCTGATAGGTAAAACAGCAAGTAAAAAAATTGCTGAAGCAGGTTTTAATTCTATAATAGATTTATGGGATTATAGTCATCATGATATACTTGGTCCAGTAGCTAGTTCAAACCTAGCGGATTGGGTAAATGACTTTGGTCCAGAATATTATGATCTACCATTAGAGTTTATCAAACCTAAACCTGCAACAACTAAACGATTAGGAAAAGTATGTATAACTGGGAAGTTAAACGATTTCCGAAATCGAACTGAAGCATCCAAATTTCTAGAAGAGATAGGATATACAGTAACAACGACAGTAAGTAAACAGACTGACTTTCTAGTTTGCGAAGATGGTTCTTCATCTAGTAAAACGAAGAAAGCGAAACAGTTAAATATACAAATAGTATTAATTAAACAACTAGAGGAAATTGCTAAATGAGTAATTGGAATGAAGAGAGAGAAGCAACTCTCCGTAATATAGTAGGTGAAGGTCCCGTTTCACGTGAGACAGTTAGCCTAGCTGCAGAGGAGTTAGAAGTTTCTGATCGCTCTGTGGGTGCTAAGCTGCGTAAGCTTGGTTATGAAGTAGAAAAGGCTGGTGCTCGTCCTAAGACGTTCACAGATGAGCAGGAAGAAGCTCTACGTGCCTTTGTTGAAGGTAATGCCGGTGCGTTTACGTATGCCGAGATTGCCGAACAGTTCCCGGGTGACTTTACACCTCGTCAGATTCAGGGTAAAATCCTGAGCATGGAACTTCATGAAGCAGTTGCTTCTGCTCCCGTCAAAGAAAGTGTTAAAAAGTACACTGACGAAGAAGAGGCAACGATTGCTAAGCTGGCTGATGCGGGTGCATATCTTGAGGATATCGCTGAGGCAGTTAATAAGCCTTTGAACTCGGTTCGCGGTAAGTGTCTGTCGATGCTTCGCAACGAAACAATCGCTAAGATCCCTACGCAGCGCGATGTTGTTTCTACTACAAAAGTAGACATCTTCGAGGGCGTAGATACAACTCAGTTCACAGTTGTACAGCTGGCAGAGAAGTTTGAGAAGACGGAGCGTGGCATTAAAGTTATGCTAACAAACCGTGGAATCGACGCTTCTGACTACACGCACAAAAAGAAAAAAGCTGCTGCTTAATTTCTTCCTGCTAAGAAGTTAAGACCGACGGGGGATTTTTTGATCCCCCGTCTTTTTTCGCCTTTAAAAAGGGTCAAATAATTTCAATTAAAAAGCCAATAATACGAGGAAACAATGAACCTGATTTTGCATCGAATCATAGATTCGCAGGATCTCGGTGCTTGGTCAAGAATCAAAAGACAGTTTTTCGCCGCTCCATATGATAGAGTTTACGATCTAATAAATAAATTCTATCAGAGTTACACTAAGTTACCTACGTTCGCCGAGCTAGAAATTATTACTAGAAACGAACGTGACTTAAATATAGTTAAAGCTATGGAACTAGTTGAAGTTCCAGAAGATTTAGAAACAGAAGTATTACTACGAGCTTTAATAAATGAGTATGCGCAGACCGAAGTATTAGGTGAAGTAGATTCCTTCATTGACGATCTTCCCTTTAAAGAAGCAGCAGATATAGTAGAAGATATTAATCGTATAGCGATTAATATTGAAGAAAAAACAGAAGTTTCAGAACAGATTGTTCTTATGAATGAGTATTTAACTATTGATGAGAATGAACTTCTAACTCGTATGCCATTAGGTATTAATAACGAGTTCGACCAGCATAGTATGGGTATGGCCCTATCAGAAATGATTATGTTTGGTGGTTACCGTGGAACTGGTAAATCTATTATTTCTTCAAATATTGCCTGCAATCAGTTCAACCAAGGAAATACTTCTTTATACTTTAGTATTGAAATGAGAGGTCGCGAGATATTTCAACGTAATCTTTCAATTCTTACGGGAGTTAGTGCACGAAGTATTAAATCCGGAAAGTTAGACGCCCAGGAAAGACTTAAAATTGCCGAGGCTCGCGCCAGCTTCACAAAAGATGGTGCATACGATCTATTACAAGCGTATATGCAAGACCAAGATTTTGATAAATTTGAAAAGCTTGTAATGGATAAACCTTTAGACGATCAAAGACAGTTAATCACAGTGGATAATCCCAGATTAACTCTGGCTAATATAGATGCCACAATTTCGACTTACAAAGCTAAGTTTCCAGATACATTAAAAGTAGTTATCGTAGATTACTTAAACAAGATTACTGAAAGAGATAGTAATCGTTGGGATGTGCAAATTGCCATTTCCCAAAGACTAAAAGAACTAGCCAGAAAATACGAAGTTATCATGGTTACTCCATATCAAACACATAAAGATACCGGGGAGGCCAGATTTTCTAAAGGTATTCTGGACTCTGCCGACTGGGCATTTTCTCTAGCTCCGCATAAAATAAAAGATGGTGGCGAGTTAGACGCAATAGAGTTCATCTGCCAAAAAGCTAGAGGAGAGAGTGAATTTAACTTTAACTCCCATATTGAGTGGAATTCTTTAAAGATTTTTGCAACCGAAAACCCAATAATTAACAAGTCGCCAATCAAGGGCGCAAAGCATGAAATAACACAACCAGAAAAGTCTAAGGATGATCTATGAACGTAGAAGATTTATTGACTGAGGAAACTATAAAGTATTATTCTCAGGGACAAGATTACGTAATTAGATGCCTTTCTCCTGATCATGAAGATAAGCACCCAAGCCTACGTATAGATAGAGTTTCCGGGGTGTTTAACTGTTTATCCTGTGGATTTAAAGGTAATATCTTTACCCATTTCGGTAAAAAAGTAAGTATACTAGATACGAAATCAGCAGGTATTAAGAAGAAGATTCAGAAGATCAGAGCTAATATGAACTTAGAGATGCCTCAGGATGCGAGAGATTTTGAACATGAATATCGTAGTATTAAACAGGAAACTTTATTAAAATATGAAGCATTTAATAGTGATCAACTAGAAGATTTTGAAGATAGAATTATATTTCCTATTCGTAATTTATATGGAAGTATTAAAGCTTTCTGTGGACGTAGAACATTCTCTGATGCAGATCCTAAATATAGATTTTATCCTAAGAATGCGGCAGTTCCCTTATTCCCAGCAAGACCCGATAAAATAATTAACAACTCTGTTATATTAGTAGAGGGTATATTTGATGTATTAAACCTCATTGATAAGGGACTACCAAATGCTTTATGTGCGTTCGGTACTAATAAGTTACAAAAACAAGAGAACTTTCAGAAGATTGAATATTATGAAATTCTGGGGGTAGATAAAATATACATTATGTTTGATGGCGACGAAGCTGGAAGAATTGCCACAGGCAAAACAGAGGCGGCATTAAAGAAACATTACGCCATAGAAACAATAGAATTACCAGAGGGTAGAGACCCTGGAAGTCTTGATAAAGACGAAATAGAATATATTAAGGAAAGCTTGTATGGAAGTAGCAGTAATAGAAAAGAATAAATCAGCAGGTAGATTATATAACGATCTATTTGACTTTCAGTATGATTTACATGCTCTTACAGGTAAAAAGACTGGTCGAGTATTAAAAGCCGATCTAGACTTAACTAAAGAAGATGTAGATCATTATGACTATGTAATATGTGTAGGTGCTGAACCTGCTAAACATATTGCTAAAATTACAAATATAACTAAGTACTCAGGAGAATTAATTGATAATAAGTATATACCTCTTATTAACCCTGCTGCTATTCGTTTCCGTCCGGAACTAAGAGATACTTTTGATGTAGGACTCAAGAAACTAAAACAGCATATTGCAGGTACATATGAAGAGGATTTGGGTATATATCACAGCATTACAACAACTAAAGATTTAAAAGATTTATTACATACAATTCTAGATGAGGCTGTCGAAGTAGCAATAGATACAGAAACTACAGCTTTATATCCTAGAGATGGTTATGTTTTTGCTTTGGTTTTATCATATAAAGAAGGCGAAGGCTATGTAATTGATGCCGATGCTATTGATGATGTTTGTATTGCTTTACTACAAAATATTATTAATACTAAAAAGATTATCTTTCACCACGCTAAGTTCGATATTAAAATGTTACAGTATCATTTCGGACTTAAATTTGGTGATTTTGACGATACTATGCTTGAACATTATATTCTTAATGAAAATGAAGCCCACGATTTGAAGTCTCTTATTATCAAGTATACAAAGATGGGTGATTTTGATAGAGCATTAGATCAATTTAAACGTGAATATTGCCGTAAACATGGTATACTATTAAAAGATTTTATATATAGTTGGGTGCCGTGGGATACTATGGTAGAGTATGGTGGTGGAGATGGAGACGGCACTTTGCGCCTACACCATAAATTTAAACCAGTTGTAGAGAAACATTTCGATCAACTATATAATACTATTATGATACCTGGAACTAAGTTCTTAATTGATATTGAAGAAACTGGCGTACCTTTTAGTAGAGAAAAACTCGAAGAAGCTAGAGTAGATATGGATAACAGAATTTATACTCTACGTCAAGACTTCTATCAATTTGATGAAGTCAAGCAAGTAGAGAATAAATTAAATGTAGTATTTAATCCAAATTCTACTACTCATCTTCGTAGTCTTTTCTTCGATATACTAGGTTTGAAATCTGTTAAAAAGACTCCTAAAGGTGAGCCTTCTACAGATAAGGAAGTATTAGCAATATTAGCTGAGAAACATGATGCTGTTAAGTTAGTATCTGAACTGCGTGGATTAGTAAAAATGAAGTCTACGTATATAGATAAAGTGCTTGCGGGTCTTGATCGCGATAGTCGTTTAAGAACCGGCTTCCATTTACACACTGTTACTAGTGGTAGGCTAAGTAGTTCTGGTAAACTTAATATGCAGCAATTACCGCGCGATGATAAAACGGTCAAAGGCTGTATCGTACCTATTGTGGACGGTGAGCCTAACGATGACTGGGTTATCTTTTCGCAGGACTTGGCAACTGCTGAGATGTATTATGCGGCGGTGTTAAGTGGTGATAAGAATCTTATGGATGTATTTCGTAGTGGCGGAGACTTCCACAGTAGTATTGCACAGAAAGTTTTTAAACTTGGGTGCGATGTGGGAGAAATTGCCGATAAGTATCGTGGACTACGTCAGGCTAGCAAAGCTATTAGCTTTGGTATTTTATATGGTGCCGGTCCGCACAAAGTTGCGACAACGGCGAACATTACTATGATTGAGGCTAAGGAGGCCATTGATGATTATTTTGGAACATTTCCGCAGCTCAAAAGATGGATCGACACGTGTACTCATGAAATCGCAACCAAAGGATGTACCTATTCTCATTTTGGGCGCAAAAGACGGGTCCAAAACGTATTTTCAGCAGCAGACGATGAAGTGGGGCACGCTATACGTTCCGCTTTTAATTTTAAAGTCCAGTCCGTTGCATCTGACGTCAACTTATTAGGAGCAATTGATAACCATGACTGGATCAAACAAAATAACTTCCCCGCTGAAATCTTCGGACTTGTTCATGACTCCATTTTGGGACAGGTTAAAAAAGATGCACTTGAGGAATTTCAAGAAAGATTGGGACGAGATGTTCAACGGGATAGGGGGTGTTCAATCCCTGGATTCCCAATCGGGGTCGACTTCGGATCAGGAGAAAGCTATGCCAAAGCAGGTTAAAGATTGGGAAATAAAAATTGATGCCGATGCTATTGATAAGTATGTAGTATCTCGTAGTTTTAATACAAAAGATAAGGTAAGAAAAAACAAGGTTGATTTATCCGACTTAGAGCAGATGGAACTTGATTCAATGTATCCGAGTGAAGATGATCCAATTAATCCTGACTATTATAAGGTTGGTGGCATTGAGTCTATTGATGTTATTGAGGCTAAGTTAACCCCCGAAGAGTTTCGTGGATTCCTTAAAGGTACTGCTCTTAAGTACCAGCTAAGAGGTAATTGGAAAGAGAACGGACGCCAAGACTATGAAAAAGCACAATGGTATATAGATAGGCTCCTAAATGCCGACACCAAGTTATAATTTCCCAATGTGGCGACTTCCGCGCCATAATAATATAGAAGAAAAGCTGGGAAAGGTTATAATTAAAACTCAGCACGGTAAGTACTTACTTGATGACCATTATTATAAAGGTAACTTATCGCAACGCAGAATTAAAATGCGATCCGTAGCCATGGGTAAAACTTACCCTTTAAAACATAAAGTAGATACCCTACGTCAGTTAGTAAAACACAAAACTGGCACAAAGTTTATAGATATTAATGGAAAGATTTTTAAGTATAAAAAATCTTCTAAAAAACAATATAGCATCACTTGTCTATCTATAATTAATTATCAATATATAAATGGACAAGTAGTATTTTGGGTACAAGGTATTAATGAGCCTTTTACAACACCCCATAAATTTGATTGGGACTATCTTCCTTATGCTTCAATTATGAATACTGAGCACGGGCCTTTTTTATATGACTTGGTAACTGAATATCATGAACCTTATCGCCGCAAAATCTAAAGCAGTTTTAAGTAACAGAATCTATCTTCACGCGGATGCTTCACTCCGGGTCAAACTCCGAGAAGAGCTTTCCTATAAAATTCCGAGTAAAATTTTTGGTAATCCGCCAGATACCAAGTGTACTCTGAGAAATTGCGAAAATGATATTGTAAGTATTCCAATAGGCAGACTTGATCTCATTCCAAAAGATTACACAGTAGTAGATAAAAGAATATCTATTCCTACTGAATTTCCCGAATTTAAATTTACCCTTCGAGAATCACAACAAGAAGTATATGAAGCGATTGAAGATTGCGCTTTGATAAATGCGAATGCCTCGTGGGGCAAAACCTTTACTGCGATAGCAATTTCAAAAAAATTTTCCCAGAAAACACTTATTATCGTTCATAATTTGTTTTTGAAAGATCAATGGGTCGAGGAAATTCAAAAAACTTTAGGCATCACACCGGGAATTATATCAGGCGGAAAAATCAATCATGATTCACCTATCACTATAGCCAATATTCAAACTTTACGTAAGTATGCATTAGCACTACGCAAAGAGTTTGGACTTATAATAGTTGATGAGGTTCATAAGGCCCCCGCTAAAGAATTTGAGCATACATTAGATACATTTAAAGCTAGGTATAAAATAGGTCTGAGTGCCACTCTAAGAAGAAGAGATCATTTACATGTAGTATTGCCCGACTATTTTGGTCCAGTAGTCTACAGACCGAAGAAAGAAAACCAAATGGAACCTGAAGTATTAATGGTGAATACCGGGATTACTTTAAATTCCAATATGATGATTCCTTGGGCAACAAAAATAAATGAGTTAGTAAATAATCCAGCCTTTTTAGAGCTAGTCTCGGACCTATCTTTTTCTTATTCCGAAGCAGGTTACAAGGTTCTAACATTGTCAGATAGAACAGAGTTTCTAGAAAGACTGTATGATAGACACCCAGATATGAGCATGCTAGTAATTGGCACAACAAAAAATCGTAAAGAACTACGAGATTTAATGGAAAAAGATAAAAACTTAAATATTTGCTATGGAGCGATTTCTATATTTAAAGAAGGTGTTTCTTGGAACTTTTTAAGTTGTTTACTTATAGCTACCGCCGTAAATAATGATCCCATGCTAGAACAGTTGATAGGGAGAGTGCAGAGAGTGTATCCTAATAAATTAAAGCCTGTCATTGTTGACTTTATATTCAAGGGAGGCACAGGTAAAAGGCAAGCACAAGCTAGAGCAGCTTTTTATATGAGACAAGGGTTTTCTATTAAGTACGTGGAACTAAACTAAAAATAGTTCTTGACATTTTTCAAAAATTTTGTTATAATATTATAATGATAAAGTATAATTGGGAAAAGGTAAAAAGGATCGGAGATTACGAACCTACAAAGATATTACAATATTTTTGTTTTAAAGAAGGAATCTGGGTTTCCAACTACTTACCTAAAGATTATTCGAAAAAGATTTATTCAGCAGCAACTGAGCCATATCCTACTGGAAGTAGTTATATGTTGAATATTAGGCCTGTATTAATGAATAAAGAAAACTACTTTATTGATGATATATGGGACTATATAAAACTGGCAAGTATGCGTTCTTTATTTGAATATAAAATGCAGAATGTTATTACATTACCAGTAGTAATTGCAAAAGTAGCAAGAGTGGACTTAATTAATCCACTAATACAGATAGATAATGGAAATATTCATTTTAAACATGAACAGAGAAAACAGAGGAGTAGCTAATGGCTATTAAATTTAAAGACCTAAAGGGCAAGGCTAGTGGCAGCGGACTTCCCAGAATGAAGTTTGTTAACGGAATTAATACATTCCGTATCGTTTCTAGTGTTGTGCCGATGTATAAGTATTGGCTGAAAACTAAAGATGGTCAAACAATGCCAATGGAAAATTTAGCTTTTGATAGAGATGAAGAAGCTTTTACTGGAAAACAGAAAGATTGGGTTAAAGAGCTTGTAAAAGATGAGGACGGAGAACAGAAAAGAAGTTCTTGGGCGTACTCATGTTTTGTAATTGATCGCTCAGATAATACTGCTAAGATTCTTGATCTGAAGAAAAAGATGTTGGCCCAAATTATTCATGCGGCTAAGAAAATCGGAGATCCTTCAGATCGTGAAAATGGTTGGGATATTGTTGTTGATCGCCAGTCAACTGGTAATCAGGTATACAACGTTGAATATACCCTTGAAACGTTCGATCTTGAGAACAAACCATTAAGTGAGAAGGACCTTGAACTTATTAAGGACCTTCCTGATATTGAAGAGTATCTGCGTCGTCCAACACCGGAAGAACAGAAGAAGTTTATTGAGGAGCGTATCCTTGGTGAAGTTGATGATGAAACTGCTGATGAAGAAGCGGTTGAGGCGCTGGATAGCGACGATATTCCGTTTGATTAATGAAAGGGGCTTCGGCCCCTCTTACGGAGAAATATATGCCTACGAGAGCGCAAATTAAACGTCAAAAACGAAAAGAGCGTAGAGACGCTAAAAATGCTGCCCGCCGATCAGCTGAAAGAGCTGTGACAATTGAAGAAGAAGCCGAAGAAATTGAAGAGGCTGAAGAGACTGAAAAAGTCGAAAAAGAAAAGCCCTTTCTTGAAACATGGACAAAACTAGTAGGATAAACAGTAGTAAAGAATGAACGTATTATTCACCGCAGATTTACATATAAATCTTAGACAAAAAAATGTACCTAAGAAGTGGGCTATCGCTAGATATAGAGATATGTTTAGTGAGATGGACCGTGTATTTGATTCCAGTAAATGTGATCTAATAGTATTCGGTGGTGATATATTCGATAAGAGCCCTTCTCTAGAGGAGTTAGGGCTCTTCTTTTCTTACCTTTGGAAACATCCAGAGAGAGAAACTATCATATATGATGGTAATCATGAAGCTACTAAAAAAGGAGATACCTTTTTAAAGCATTTATATAGTATGTGTCCTCCTGGTTCTCAAATTGTTTTGAATAAAGTTTTTATACAAGGTATGTTTTTCTTACCATATTGTAAACTGAAAGACTGTGAGCGCCCTGCCGCAAAAATATGTCTAACTCACGTACGAGGAGAAATACCTCCGCACGTAAAACCTGAAGTAGACCTAGATATGTTTAAAGATTGTGATATAGTGTTCGCGGGAGATTTACATGCGCACAACAACAGTCAAAGAAACATAGTATATCCAGGATCTCCCGTAACTGTAACTTTTCACCGTAATCCAGTATCTACTGGAGTAATTGTATTTAATACTGATGCTCCTAAAGAATGGAAATGGGAAGAAATAAATGTGCCACAATTAATAAGAAAAACAGTGACAGATCCTAGTGATATAATAGACAATCATTATGATCATACCATTTATGAATTAAAAGGGGATATACTCGATCTATCAAAAGTAGTTGATAGCGACCTGTTAGATAAGAAGATAGTAGAACACAATAGTGAAGCTACCCTTGACCTGCAGGAGCTAAGCATGGAAGAAGAGATAGCATTATATTGCTCAGAAATACTACAGCTACCTAATGAAAAAATAACCAATTTATTAAAGGTATATAATGATAACACTCAAGGAGCTAACTTGGAGTAATGTACTTTCTTATCAAGATAAATGCCGCATCCAATTAGATAAAGACCCACTAACTCAGTTAGTAGGGGATAACGGTGCAGGTAAAACAACTATTCCTATTATTATCCAAGAGATAATGTATGGAAAAAATACCAAGAATATTAAGAAGCAAGATCTGGTTAATCGTCATTCTGGCGTAAAAGGTTATAAAATCATTTTAACCTTTCAAAAAGACAACGATACATATGATATTGATCTTGATAGAAAGACTACTATAAAGCTTCAACTTTATAAGAATGGCGAGAATATTTCTAGTCATAAAAGCTTGGATACATACAAGCAAATAGCAGAGATTATCGGAATTTCTGACTTTAAAACCTTTGCACAATTAGTATACCAAAGTTCCACTGGAAGTTTGGAGTTCTTAACTGCAACCGACACAAACAGAAAAAGATTCTTAATTAGCTTATTACAACTAGAAAAATATATAGAATTACACGAACTATTTAAGGTTAAACTACGTAAGAAGAGTAGCGAACTCAGTAATATTGAAGGAAAAATCGATGTTACTGAGGCTTGGATTATGAAAAATGAAAGATTAGATTTAACTGAAAAAGAGCTGCTTCCCGTCCCAGACAGTAGTAAACAGGAAAATATTTTAAAACAAATAGGTGAGTTAGAAAAACAAATAGAAAACGTTAAATCTTCCAACCAAAAAATTGTAAATAATAATCAATATATAGTAGATATTGAAGAACTAAGTTTTGATCCAGTAATAGCCCCTCCCCCAGATGTAACAGACCAAGAAATACGCATAGTCGAAGCAGATAGAACTAGAGCTGAAACTAGAATTAAAACGTGTAATGGTTCTTTAAAGAACCTAAATACAGAAGAACGCATCTGTCCCTCTTGTAAACAAACCATTCCAGCTAGTGATAGTAAGGATATGGAGCTGCATTTAAAAATGAAAATATCTGAGTTAGAGGATGTAGTAGAGGAAACTATAGAAATACGCAATGAACTAGTAGATGCTAGACAAAAATATCTTATCTGGAAAAAAGACAAGGCTCAGTGGGAAAAACTATTACTACTTATAGATAAAGAACTACCAAAGGAAACTTATAGTAAGTCCGCAATGGAAACTTCTGTAGGTCAACTTAAAGATAGTTATAATAGATTAGAAAGAGAAAGAAAAGAGTTTGTAGAACACAATAACGAAGTCTCAGCACATAATGCTAAAGTAATAGTTATTAAAGAACAGCTCGAAGAATACACTAAGAATCTAGAAAAGTATCTAGATCAAGGCGATGATATTAAAAACGAAGCTGATCTTATAGACGTTCTTAAAAAGATATTTAGTACTAACGGCCTAGTTAGTTATAAAATCGAGTCCTCAGTAAAAAGCTTAGAGCAAGCTATAAATGAGTATCTAGCAGAGTTTAGCTACTTTCAAATCTTCTTTAAACTTGAAAAAGATAAATTAAATATTCAGGTAATTGATGAAGCAGGTGAAGAAACAACAGTTGAAGGTTTATCTGCAGGTGAATTAGGCAGAGTTAATATTGCAACGGTTTTAGCAATCAGAAAAATTATGAGTTCCTTAACTTCTACAGAAGTCAATTTTCTATTCTTAGACGAGATAGTAGGAGTTCTAGATTCTAATGGAAAAGAGAAATTAGTAGAAATACTATTACGTGAGAACTTGAATACATTTATAGTAGCTCACGAATTCGACCACCCATTAGTTCCGAAGTTACATATAGTTAAGGAAAACAATAGATCTAGGATTGAAGATGGTTGATAGTAGACGCAAAGGTGCCACGGCGGAAAGAAAGGCACGAGATGAATTAAGAAAATATACAGGATTAAAGTGGGAACGCACACCTGGTTCAGGAGCACTTGGTCCTCAACACAAATTAAAAGGCGATCTTTATGTCCCAGATGCACCTAATTTTTGGTGTGTTGAAGTAAAACATTACAAAGATGATCAATTAACCTCTAAAATACTTACGAGTAAATCTCCTATATTTTTAGACTGGTGGAGACAAGCTGTTAGACAGGCTAATCAAGTTGATAAAGAACCTTTACTTATTTTCAAGTTTGATAGAAGTAAATGGTTTATAGCTTGGGAAGGCGCTAGTTTTTGTAATCATCCTCATTATGATGGATACGCTGCCTGGGACGATAAAATAAAAAAGAATATAGACGTTTATATAGAAGGAATAGATATAGGCATCACCACATTAGATGAATTCTGCACAAAGGTAAACAACGGAATATGGCTAAACCAATCTACGAATTAGAAGAATATCAAGAGCCGAAAGATAAAAACATAATGATAGTAGACTCCTTAAACTTAGCATTTAGATGGAAGCACACAAAAGCTAAAGAGTTTGCAACAGGTTATTTAAACACAATACAATCATTAGCTAAATCATATGATGCAACTAAAGTAATTATTACTTGTGACTATGGCTCAAGCTCTTGGAGAAGAGAATTATACCCCGAGTATAAAGGGGATAGAAAAGTAAAGATAGAAAATCAAACAGAAGAAGAAAAACAGGACTTCCTTGGCTTCATCGAAGAGTACGAACGTACGATGAAATTACTAAGCGATTACTATCCTATTATGCGCTACAGAGGTGTAGAAGCGGATGATATCGCCGCATACTTAACTACACGTAAACTGAAGGATGTAAATAGGCATATATGGTTGATTAGTTCTGATAAGGATTGGGATAATCTTATTACTCCAAACGTGTCCCGTTTTTCTTTTGTAACACGAAAAGAATATACATTTGATAATTTTGAAGAGCATCACGGATACCCACTAGAACATGCTGTAGATATTAAAGCTCTACAAGGTGGAAAAGATAATGTTAAAGGAATACCGGGCGTAGGTCCAGTACGTGCTAAACAACTGGTTGAAACGTACGGATCAGCATTTGATGTATTTGATGCAATCCCTATATCAGGAAAAGCTAAGTATATACAAAATACAAATGAATTTGGTGAAGGCATTTTATTAAACCTACAACTTGTAGATAAAGAAACTTACTGTGTAGAAGCTATCGGATTAAAGAATACAATGGACATAGATAGAATAGTAGAGGAATATGAACTGTGATATTAATACACATAATGGACGACGTTTGCTACCCAGAAAGAGCACATTTTACAGATGCAGGACTTGATCTTAAAACTAGTGAAACGGTTACCTTACAACCTGGCGACGTAGAAAAGGTAGGAACAGCAATAAAAGTTGAGATTCCACCTGGTCACGTTGGATTAATTTTTCCACGCTCAGGCTTAGCATCTAAGAAAGGTATTGTTCTTAGAAATACGGTTGGAGTTATTGATTCTGATTATCGCGGAGAAATCATCTGCGGATTACACAATCAAGGAAGTTTTGAATATACTGTAGAATATGGAGAAAGAATTGCACAAATGGTAGTAGTACCATGCTTAATTGGAGACTTCTTAGAAGTAGAACATAATCAACTAAGTAATACCGAACGCGGAGAAGGTGGATTCGGGCACACGGGGTAAATAAATGACGCAGAGCGTACGATCAGAGATCGTTACTAGAAGAACATATTCAAGACCGAAAGAAGATGGTACTTTTGAGACTTGGGAAGATATTGTAAATAGAGTTATAGACCATCAACGCTGGTTATGGGAGCGTGCAAAAACTCATAAACTACATAGAAATATACCACTACACGATTTGTCAGAGGACATGATAGAATGGAAGAAATTAAGTGAAGAAGAAGAATACGAACTCTGGGAACTATGGGAAGCTATCTACCAAAGAACGCTCTTACCTGCGGGACGTACTCTCTGGCTTGGTGGAACTGAAGTTTCAAGGAGAAGGGAGTCTAGTATGTTCAACTGTAGCCATACAAATGTTGAGACCGTCTATGACCTTGTGGACATTTTGTGGTTACTGTTGCAGGGATGTGGAGTTGGTTTTACTCCTATTGTTGGAACTCTTACAGGATTTCGAAAGCCAATTCCAAATATTGAGATTATTAAATCTAATAGAACAGGAAAAGGTGGACGTGAAACTAACGATGAGTCTTTCGTCAACGGAATATGGACAATATCTCTGGGAGATTCGGCCGAAGCATGGGCTAAATCAATTGGAAAACTCGTTGCTGGAAAGTTCCCTGCTCACACCCTCCGTTTTGACTTCAGAGAAATACGACCAGCTGGAGAAAGACTTAAAGGATATGGTTGGATCTCTTCTGGGGACGAAGCCATCTCCGTCGCTTTTCCAGCGATTGCAAAGATCCTAAATAAGCGAGCCGGTAATCTTCTAAGAAAAATTGATATCTTAGATATAGTTAACTGGCTTGGAACAATACTATCAAGTAGAAGGAGTGCAGAAATTGCATTATGCGAATACGGAAGCCCAGAATGGAAAGACTTCGCCTACGCCAAACAAGATTGTTGGGCAAATGGAAATGGACATCGTCAACAGTCAAATAATTCACTTGTATTTTTCCAGCGCCCATCTAAAGAACAGCTTTCTGAAGTATTTGCTATCATGGCCGACGCCGGTGGTTCCGAACCTGGGATCATTAACGGACAGGCAGCTCTGCATAGAGCACCGTGGTTCAAAGGAGTTAATCCCTGTGCTGAAATCTTACTTGGAAACAAATCATTCTGTAATCTCGTGGAAGTCGATATTGCCAAATTTAAAGGAGATGCAGCTGGTCTTCATAGAGCCATTACTCTTACCGCCAGGTGCAATTACAGACAAACGGTTGTTGATTTCCGTGATGGAGTACTTCAAGAATCATGGCACCTTAACAACGAGTTCCTACGCCTCTGTGGAGTGGGAGTTACTGGGATCGCCCAAAGAGACGACATAGACGAGTATGAGTGGAAAAACTTAAAGTATTCTGCAGTACATGCAGCTAGGCAAATGGCACAAGAACTAGACCTAGAACACCCTAAGAATGTAACTACGGTAAAACCAAGTGGTACTGTTAGTAAAATTATGGATACTACTGAAGGGGTGCACAAGCCTCTTGGTAAGTACATATTTAATTGGATCAACTTTAGTAAAGAAGATCCTATGCTTACTAAGTTGATGGAAGCTAACTTTAAGATAATTGAAAACCCTAATGATCCTACAGGTAAGATAGTTTGTATACCGATTAAATATGATCACATTGAATTTGACATTGTAGATGGAGTAGAAGTAAACTTAGACTCTGCAACTAAACAATTAGATAGATACAAACAAATTCAACTTAACTATTGTGATCAAAATGTGAGCAATACTGTTAGTTATGATCTGAATGAAGTTCCAAATATTATTAATTGGTTATATGATAATTGGGATTGCTATGTAGGAGTTAGTTTTATTTATAGAAACGATCCTACTAAGACTGCTGAAGATCTAGGATATCTTTACCTACCACAAGAAGTAGTAGATGAAAAAACTTATAATACATACGAAAAAAGCCTCGTACCAATTAACTGGAACGAGACCGGTTCAACGATCGAATTAATCGAGGATGAGTGCGCGACAGGTGCGTGCCCAATAAAGTAATATGCCTATTATCAGAAATTCGCAAAAAGGCGGATAAAAAGAAGGCCCCCGAAAAGGGGCCTTTTTTATTGCGCGTTATGTCTCTCAATACATCCTCTATAGTAAGCAATGTACGCTTTTTGCGATCTAATATACTCTATAGTGGATCTAGTATTAATGGACAAATTCGTATAATTTTCTCCGTCCAATCCTAGTACTTCGTTTCCTTCTCTATCTACTGCACTTACCCATATTACAGGTAAGAAATTAGTATCAAAAGGTGTAGGCCAGTCACCCTGACATACAATCTGTTGATTTCGATATATAACTTCTGTAGTAGGTGTTGCAGCACACCCTATCAGAAATAATGGAAGTAATAAAATTAATTTATTCATTTGTCAAATTTTGCATCTCCTGATAAACTTGTGCTGTGCCTTTATTAACTCTTGTAATAATTAATCCTGGCTTCGCTTGTAATAAACGATTTAAATCATGATCAATTAATAATTGCTTTTTAAGTTTATCAATTTCTTGTTGTGAAGAGTTTAATTTAACTTGTAACTCTTTATTTTCTACTTGTTCTTCTTTTATTTGCGTTTCATAGCTTTCAATAGCTATTTCATTTTGCTCAGCAATAACGTCGCTTTGCCCATCATTATAAGCACTAGTAAGTTGGTTATCATACCAATTCACTATATATGCGGCACTAGTAGCAATTGCTGCCACTATTAATGTAGCAGCTATTCCTTTTGTCCAAGCACTACTTAGGAAACTCAATACCGCCATTACTTGCTTTCGCCTCCCATTCTTTGGCATTACCCCAAGCAAAAAAGCCCATTACAGCTCCAATACCAGTTGCAAGTCCTCCAAACATAATTCCAAGGGACGTAGGATCGGCGC